GTCTTATCAGTAGCAGTCATTACACCAGCAGCAGTTTTGGTTGCTGCAGGGATATAAGTAGTCTTATAATCTTCAGCTTCACTGGTATAAATACCACTCTCTTTTTTAGAAGAGAACTTATGAGTTAAAGTAACATGACTACTCTGTTGAGCTACATCAACGGGTTTATCACCGGATAGGATGATAATATTATCGGGTATAGAATCGAACAACTTCTTATCGGCTGCTGATTGTACACCAGCCTTTTCTAGAGTAGATGAAGGCAAAGTGATTGGATTCTGAACTGTAGTGCCATCTTCAACATTAATCTTAGTAGCAGCAATTCCTACAGTTGTTTCGTTAGGAGTAACTGCACCCAAAGCAAAGTTAGCAGTATTGATTCTGTCCAATTCTACCTTATCTTTCGCAGTCATAGTACCAGCCTTATCTGCCGATACTACGGGTAAATCGAAAGTTTTGGTAGTGTCATCATTTAAACCATTATCCTTAGTTACTGTAACTGTAACCTTATCTGCATCGGATGCTGCTGAGATTTCGGTAATAGCATTAGGGTCTAAGCCATCAAGCTTAACTTTGTCTGCTGCAGTCATAACTCCTGCAAGGGTTTGAGTTGCTGCCAAAAGATTCTTAGTTGCCTCTACCTCATCACCATATTGATTATTTTCCTGGTCCTTAGTAGAAGTTTTTACCTTGAATGTAAGTTGAGTAGCATTACGAGTTACAGCACTTACATCTGTAACCATGGTATCTGGCAAAGCATCAGAAGTACCTTCTTCAGCTACCAGTCTTTCCTCATGGTCATTGGTAATTTCAGTGAACTTATTATCTAATGCAGTATCGGCATCGGTTCTGTCTTGGATTTCCTTATCGATACGTTCATTGATTCTCTTGTCTTCGGCAATACGAGCAGCTTCCTCGGCATCAATATTATCCTGGAGAACTTTATCAGCAGCAATTCTTTCTTCTCTTTCTGTATTTAGGTCAGAAGTATTCTGGTCGATTTTTGCCTCCAATCGGATATCCTCGGATTTACGAGCAGCAATTTCACTTTCCAACAAATCCTTGATGGCAGTGTAATTACCATTAACGTTATCTTGAATACCTTGGATTAGTTCCAAGTTACGTTGGATATTTGCCGAATTCTGATTTACCAAAGCATTGGTAGCATTCAGAGAAGTTAATAACTCTGTACGAGTTTCACTAACGAAAGTTCTCAAATCGTTTACCGTTGTGGTAAGAGTAGTACTCAGGTTAGTGAAAGATTGTTGCAGGTTATCATCCCCTTGTTCACGCAAGTTCTTTTCGGCAGTAAGCTTATTCTCCAATTCGGTAAGCTTAGCAGTCATGGTTGCAGCAAAATTGGGGTCATCCCCTAATGCCTTAGCAATCTCTGCTAGAGTATCAAGTACTTCAGGAGCTGAACCAATAATGTTTTGGATTGCAGCCTCTACTTGTTCTGCATTCTGAAAGTCAGAATCGTTTAATAACTCCGATACCTTAGTGATGTAGTTTGCATGTTCTTCAATGCCATCAAGTTTAGCATACAGAAGGTCGGTAAAATCATTTGCAGAAAGACCCTTGCCATCTACTTTATCTACCTTCTTATTATCCATTGCCTGGTCTGCAGCAGTACGGTCTGCCTTTTCCTGAGCAATAGCATTATTAATAAGGGTATCTTGATTAGCACGTTCGGTAGCTTCCTTATCGATATTGGTTTGCAACAGAGTATCACCTGCCAAACGTTCGTTCTTCTCAGTAAGGATATCCTGGTTGATAGCAGCCATGTCATCCTTGTGATTCTGAAGGTTGGTATCAATCTTTGCCTCAAGAGAAGTTTCCTTGGCAATTGCTCGGTCTTTCTCTGTATTAATTGCAGTGGTATTATTCTTAACCTGTTCTTTAAGGTCATTCATAGCAGTCGTATTGCCTGCCTCTAGAGAATCAATACGGACTCCTAATGCAGTATCAGCCGCAGCTCTGTCCGTTTTCTCTTGGTCAATCTTGGTATTCAATTTACCTACCTCTGATTCCAAAGCTTGTTTGGTATTATCCAACTTAGCAGTGAATTCTGTAGACAAGGCTTTATCAGCAGCAGTACGGTCTGCTACTTCTTTATCGAGATTTACCTGAAGAACTTGGTCTGCAGCAGTTCTCTCAACCCGTTCTGTATTAAGGTCAATATTTACATTATCGATACGAGAACTCAAGCCACTGTCAGCATTAGTACGGTCAACGATTTCCTCGTTAATCATATCCTTAACTTCCTTGTAGTTATCGCCTACAGTCTTGGTTAAGTTAGTGATAGCTTCTGAGTTCCTTTCAATATCGTGCTGATTAGTAGCGATAGCAGTAGTATTCGCATTAACCTGTTCCGTAAGCTCATTACGCAAAGTATTGATAGACTCTTGAATACTCAAAGCCAAGTCTGAGATACGCTGGTTAACGTTAGCCAGACTTTGAGTATATGCTTCATCGGCAGTCTTTCTTTCGGCAATCTCCTTATCCAAGTTAGCCTGAATTACTGCATCGGCATCTTTACGGTCTTGGATTTCCTTATTAAGGTTATCTCTTACAACTCCGAGTGCAGCATCTCCAGTAGCAGACTTATTGTCTACGTATTCTTTCAGTTTAGTTTCAAGGGCAGTATCTGCATCCTTACGAGCTTGAACTTCAGCAGCTACCTCAGCACTGTTTGCCTCATCTCCTGCAATACGGTCTTCGATTTCTTGGTTAACCTGTTCTGTGATTGCAGCCAACTTCCTAGTGATAGTAGTTGCAAAGTTGGGGTCATTTCCAAGGGCATCGGCAATTTCCTTAAGAGTATCAAGTACCTCAGGTGCTGAACCAATAATCTTTTGGATAGCAGCATTTACTTCTTCTTCAGTTTGGAAACCGGCATCATTGATAAGCTGGGAGAGATGGGTAATATAGTTTGCCTTCTCTTCAATTCCATCAAGCTTAGCTTTGAGGATATCAGTAAAGTCATTCTTGGTCAAAGAATAACCTTCACGTTTATCTACCTTCTTAGCATCAAGGTCTTTATCACCTTTTTCTCTAGCAGCAGCCTCGGCAGCAATAGCATTAAGTAATTGTTCTTTGTCTTCTACACCCTGCTCTTTTATATCCTCGATTTTGTGTTCGAGAACTAAATCCTGAGCAGCACGAGTAGTGGCCTCTGAATCTATATTGTTCTGTAATACCTGGTCTGCAGCAGTACGTGCTTGAGCTTCCTGGTCAATCTTACCTTGAAGAGCATTGTCTGCATTAGTACGGTCTGTTACCTCTTTAGAGATTTCATTGTGAAGAACTTGGTCCTCAGAATGACGGTCTACCTTCTCTTGGTCAATCTTACCCTGAAGAGCTAAAGTATCAGCCTGGCGATTAGTGATTTCTTCATTAATCTTAGAATCCAGTACGGTATCTGCATTGGTACGATTTGCAGTTTCTTCAGCAATCTTTGCCTCGAGTGCAGCCTTATCATTGATATGAAGAGTCTTAAGGTTATTTACACTTTCCTTAATCTCATTATCGGCAGCGATACGTTCATCTTTTTCCTTTTGAATAAGGTCCTTGAGTTCTTTCTCAAGTTCACCATTATCTTGATTTACCTTATCTTCAAGGTCTTTGATGTCTTCAGCATTCTTATCTACCTTCTTCTCAACTCGGTCGATTTCAGCTTTTAAGTCTGCCTTAACGGTATCAATCTTCTTATTGATTTGGTCTAACCCATATTCTAGGTTATCCTGAACTGCAGCTACTTCAGCACCCAGAGCAGCTTCGGCTTCCTTAGCACGATTAACCTCTTCGGTTAAAGCAGTACGAAGGTCGGTTAATTTATTAGTGATAGTAGTTGCAAAGTTGGGGTCATTGCCCAATGCTTCTGCCAACTCTTTAAGAGTATCAAGGGCATCATCAGCACCATCAACCAAATCACTAATCATCTGTTTAACTTCTTCCTCAGTTTGATATTTCAAATCATTCTCAAGCTGAGAAACTTTAGTGATATAATTTGCATGTTCTTCGATGCCATCAAGTTTAGCCTTCAACTCATCGGTAAAATCATTTTTCGATAAGTCGTATCCTTCTTTCTTATCTACCTTATTCTTGATAGAAAGTACGAAGGCCCAGAACTCATTTATAGTTCCTCCAAAGCCAGCTTTAACAAAGTCATCATAGTAACCCTGTAATAATCGCTGGTCTATTTCTTCGCAGGTATAATACTTACTTACATACATATTTTATAAAATTTAAGGATTAATTACTGCACGTTGACGACCCAGTAAGAATTCAGAATCGATATCCCTGAATGGTTCTCCCTCTGAACCACAGAAGGCATTCATTGGTATATTCGGATTTTCTGGGTCTACATCTCCACCGTCCTCAATATCCCCCCGTATGCAAGCATAATCGGGAAGCTTATTTACACGGAATTTCATTACCTGGCCTATACCAGGATGAGGTATTATTTTATCCCAGATATCCCCGAAGTAATCTTGAAAGCAGGTGACAAATTTGTTTCCGGTCATCGATTGAAATGCCGTTACATCGTTGCCATTACCTTTCATTTCAATATGAACTCCAGATGTACCATTAAGGATAACCAGATTACTATCAAACCAGATTCCACTGGAGGTAGTAATTGGGGTCCACCTCAGTACTAACATCTTTGCCATACACTTAATGTTTTATTCTACAAATTCAACTTTGGTATCTCGGTCTCTCTTTAGGATAACCATGAAAACTAGAGCCTCATCCTTTGCCTGAGCAGTTTGAGTGTCACCGGATGGTTTATACGTTATACCATTGATTACGAACCTATCTTGTTCCCAATTAAAATCCCAATATCCCTCAGAGGTAAGATAACCAATCTGTTCTATATAAGATTTAGAAATTAGTATTGATAAGTTTTCATCGTCCAATTCTCCAGTTACTGTAGCCTTATTAATTGGCCAGTTTCTGAAAGCATTGTAGTAACATAATGCCTCGATTTGGATATTGTAATACTTGGGTATACTATCTTCGGCATGACTGAGAAGTTGGTTAACATTTTTTGCCCAAGTTATGGTTTGTCTACCAGCATCCCAATCCAAGAAATCGGTGATAATTTTCTTGTATCTATCCCAAGAGCGGTTCTTTACCATTCTCCATGGTTCTTTTGTCATAGTTTAGTTAAAATTGAGTCATTACCACCCTTTACTGGTGCACTTGGGTTAGGCCCATCTAATATACCAGGTTTTCTTCGGTTAACTACCCTTGGTGTTACAGTTCTGAATACTTCATCGCAGAACGGTAAGTAGATTTCTAACCGTGAAGCTAACATACAAAGGTTCTTTCTTAATTCATCTATTAATCCACCCGGTTGCATTGCTTGAGAAAGTGTTTTCCATAGGGAACTTGTAGCATCTGCCAAGGTATCATAATATTGCACTTCAGTAGGCCCAGTAGTGATTTGTTTAATTCTATCACCTCGGGCAAGTTCTGGTTTAGAGGTACCATCACCGGTTTGTTCTTTGGTAGAAGTTAATTGACTTAAATATTCAGAAGTACTCGTTAATAAGTTAAGTATCTTCACATTAAGAAAATCCCATGCTGCCAATTCCATTATTAATTGGTTTTCTAGTGCTTCATACCATAATTCATCAGTATATTTATCTGGTGCTATTGCATGGTTTACTAGTGGTCCAATATAATATTGCCATTTAGTGATGTATATAGATTTCTCTTCCCTGGTCATACCATCGGATATTTCTGAAGGTATGTAGTAATCGATTAAGTTATATATTGTATCGGCTAATGCCGTATGCCCATAATCACAAACTACCAGAGTCTTATCTACGGTAAGGTCTAAACCGGCAGAGTTAGTTACATGTAAGGTAACTGTATAGAAACCGGGAGTTTCATAAGAATAGGAAACATGTCTTCCACCATTGAAAACCTCTCCCTTATCATCGCCAAAGTCCCAGTCAAAAATGGATTTGGCCGGGACTTTGGATATGACTCTGAATGAAACTTCCAGACCTGACGTAACGTACAAAAAGTCCAGATTGTTATTCATATTAGTCTGTCTTATGTAATTTTCATAGATTACCCTTTAGAAGAGGATTCGAATTCTTCCAGCAAAGCCTGAAGAAGTGTTTCTACTGTATCATCTTTCTCGGCAACGATTTCATGAAGACCCGCTACCAGTTTCAGTTCTTCCAGAGAATAGCCCTTTGCAAGTTTTTCAAGAGTCATACCTTTCTTGAACTGAGCATTCAGTCTCTTGTCCAACTTTTCGATGTCGGCCTCTGAATACTTTTCGATTTCTGATTTATCGGCAATGATAATCAAATGGCCAGAGGCAATTGCCTTCTGAATCTTCGGTGCACGGAATTGACGACGAGTAAGTTCTTTGTCTTCTCCTCTACAAACGGTAATACCAGTTGATTGGTCATGAAAACTGTAAGCTCTTGGTCCCACAGTTACTGTATATTTATCTTTAGCCATATTTCCTAAGATTTAAAAATGATTAAAGAGAGGATGAGTCTTTTTAGTTACCCACCCTCTCAGGGAATTTATATAGATGAAACCGGACGGCCCTTATTATTCGAGGTTAACCATCAAATAGGGGTCTACGTTCATGAACTCGGGGAATCCGAATTCTGAGAACTTCTTGTCTGCAGCCAGCAACAGAGTTGCATCCTGGTACATCTTAGAGAAGCCAGTAGTCAAGCTTGCATAGATTGCCTGAGTCTGGTTAGAAACGATTCTTTCAGATTCAAGCATCAACTGACGAGCAGTAAGCTTAATCAAGGCAGCAGATGTATCAATCAACAGCAACTGTTGGTCGGGTGTACCCGGGTGAATGTAGAAGTCAGCATTCTTGGGAACAGGAGACTTAACATTCAGAGTAGCTTCTGTAGTACCAGAGTGACGATCTTTGAATTCCGGCAAGTTCAGCATTTCGATTGCCTGGTCTTCACCACCAATCATAGTTTGGAAGTTACGTCCCATACGAGCAGCACGTACCCAAATATGCAGAAGGTCTTTGTAAGTGATACCGTTAGTTGTTTCGTATACACCGATTACCGGGGCAGACTCAGAGCCATCAGGGTTGTTACCATTGATAGCAACGTCCATAGCCAGAGTATCCAGAGCATAACCCAACTGAACACCAAAATCACGAAGGTAGATTCCCAAGACATCGAGAGAAACATAGTTACGAACTTCATCAGTAAGTTTGAAACCTTTTCCGATTTTGAAGAGGCTAACTGATTTCTGTCCGAAGCTAACATCACCCAATGGGATAGTTTCTGCCTCATTAACCTTTGCAGGGGCAGCATCCGACATGTTAACCATCGGCATGATTGCTTGTAAACCATTGATTGGTTGGTCAGATGCAATGATATTTGGATAGAACGGAGCCTGGCGCATACCCAATGTGATAGCAGCACGGATGATTTCCGGAACAATCCAACGAATATTCTGTTGGGGCATTGTAAAGATGTTCTGCATCGTGTCCACTTTTGGATTGATGCCCATCTTTTCAAAAAGTTCATCTTCTGAAATACCCCATTTACCGGTAACCAATTCTCCAAAAGTTACCTCTACAGGCTTCTTGTCCTGTGAACCGGAACGAACAGCTTCCAAGCTTCTTACCATTTCCGGCAGCTCATTCATAAAATCCTGAGCCTTCAACTTTGTAATATCTATTTTATTTTCCATAACTTCTTTTCTCTTATTTGATGAGTACTTGAATTACCTCATTTGCCTCTTCTGCTGGATTAAGGGCAATGAACTGGGTTGAAGTTGCTTGGTTAGCTTTTACGAATCTATCGTTAAGCAATTCTCCATCGGGAGTTACATAGCCAGCTTCGATATTTTCGTTTGATACCCAGTTACAAATCATGTAACCTTCCATAGCTACTGTTACCTCTACCGGGAAATTTCTTTGAGGTTGATAAGCAGGGTTAACGTTATCCGTTACTGCTACACCCAAATAAACTTGAGTAGCTGTATCAGTGCAAGGGTAAATCAAACCTTCTTCATTCAAAGCCACTGGCATACCCTGTACGATTTTCTCTCCAGCTTTAACATTGAAAGCCTGGTGCAATTTGTGTGACTCACTTTTGTAAATCACCGCTCTCGGGGTTCTTTCCCCAAAGAGAGTAAGTTGCTGAGGGTCGTTTACGATTTTAGTTTTTTCCATAACGCGGATTATTTATATTAGTTATTTGATTTTGTTTCGATACAAGTTATCGATTACATTCTTAGTACTCGGAGATTCTGAATTCCGTTGGGTATCAGTACCCTGGGTTCCAGTTTTACCCTCGGTATCATCCTCAGCAATTGAGGAAGCACGGTTGACGTCCTTAGAACCACATTTTGAGCAAGTGAGAGGGAACTTCTCTTCCAAGCGAGCTTGGTAATCCTTGGTCAAGGAAATAAGAGTAGTAATACCAGTAGTCTCGGCATTGAGCATCGTAACGATTGTCTCATCTACCTTATCACCCATCAACTTCTTGTAGGTTTCTACGGCATTTTCACGTAGAGAAGCAATGTGATTCTTTCCTACGGTTGCCATTTCCTTCAAGTTAGCTACTTCGGCATTCAAGTTGGTAATCTGTTCCGTAAGAGAAGTTTTCTCTGTAGTAAGATTATCTACCGAAGTTTGCAATTCGTTTCTGGATGATACCAAAGTCTGAATGCAGGCAATTACATTTTCCTGATTCATCTCTTTACCTTCTTCCAGGGTAAGCATGTTATCCCCAAAAAGGCTTTCAAGAAATTTTTGTAATTCGTTCATGTTATCTTTATTTGAATGATTATCATTGGCATCATTATCATTAAAAGAACCCTGAGTATCGTTCTTTTCTTGATATGATGTTAAATCTGATTTATAATCAGTAAAGAAGTATTGCTTCGATTTATCATCTCTGTATTCTTCATAGGATGCCCAAGTTCTTTTGGCAAAAGTTGGGTTAATGATTTTACCATCCGAACCAATTTTCTGGGCAAATGAATCAGCCCCATGTGAAACTAGTGAGGTCTCAAGGTAACGAACAATTTCAGTAACAATTCTACGTACCATAACTCCCTTAGAGTCATAAGTACCCAGTTTCTGATAAAATTCGTTATCTTCCATTTGGGGATGGGATTTATCCCACTTAAATTGTACAGTAACTGAATTACTATGAATTGAAGGAGGTTCCATAAGGATGCCTCTAGCAATTCTTGGGTTTGCCTTACCATCGATTTTCAGAATACCGTTGATACCAGCGGGTATAGTAAAGCTACCGTCTTTATAGGATTCCTGCCACATTACTTGTGATACAGCACCAATAGCATTACCGATGTTGGTTTCATGGTCACAGTTTACTGTTTGACCAAGCAACATCTTCATAGAAGCCTTTAGTACTCCATTCTGACCAAAGTCTGTCGGGTTCCAATTCTTAGATACAATCGTTTCTGAAAGTAATCTGAACATTGGTTCGATAAACTCTTCGTCCTTAGGAGTTAGTTCCGATTTGTCTAGGTTGGGATAGTAAGTATTATAATCTATATCCCCTCCCCAAAATCCAAATTGAGCAATGGTGTCCGGTGTAGGATTCTTCCATTTATAGTAATTCTCTGAGAAAGTCTGGGCTCCCACTGCTTCTGGTATATAACCAGCCATAATGGTATGGCCTTGACCTATCACCATAGAATCAAGATGCTCTTTGTTTTTCTTTGTAAATTTACTCATCTTGGTTTAGTATTTTGGTCTCCTCGAGAAGGAGCCGGGTTATTCTTATCTCTTGACCTACGAGCAGATTGGTTTTTATCATCCTGCCTTTGTTTCTTTTTAGTTCCCTCTTGAGGATCTGAATTACCACCTTTAGCAAATTGATCTTCCAATGAAACTCTTGGTTCTTTCTCATCCGGGGAATCATAGCCCATTGCCCAAGCATACTGTTCTTGGCTAATAATACCAGCCTTATACAGTAAGTCAAGGTTCTGTATCTTATACTGAAGACCCTGTTGGATTTTAACTTCATCAGAAACTGTAGAAGTTCCCCAATCAATCTTCATTCCCTTATTATTAAATCCTGCCAGACGCAGTTCTAGAGAATAAAGTCGATCTAATACATAAGCTACAAGCATTTGAATATTTTTTAACTGGCTAATCATCTTAGACAGCATTATACCAGTTGCACCTTCACCAGTAGTAGATGATACCCCAATGATAGAGCCATTAACTCCCAACCCATTTGCTACAGATTGTTGGTTCATATTCCAAGGCTTCTCGATATTACCGAGCTCCTTAGTAGTAGAATTTAGTTTGAATTCATGGTCATCTATGTAACCAGCAACTACCCCATCCTTCATACCCTCTTTAACATTACGTTTAAGGATATTAAGTTCATGGTATAATCGGGATTCATAAGCTTTTATACTCTCATTTGGTCTTTGTGGAGATTTCTGCATCTTAGCTTCTAAGAAACCAACCATACCACAAATCTCCATGATATGTTTGAAATTAATCTTCATATCATTCTGACCCTTGAGAGAATCTAATGCAGGCATAAATGGGGGAACTCCATAGGGTTCATCGGTATCATTAAACATACCCACATAGAAATAGGTTTCTGGGTTAAGCTTAATGTAATCTTGTTGCTTAACAAAGAAATTTATATTCTTTTGGTAAGGAGCATACACCCCATTTAATTCACGTTTAAACTTGATGTGTTCTGGCTTAAGGAATAATACAGTAGCCAAACCATCAAGCTTATCATTTGGTACTCCTTCTACGGATATTGCCCCACTTACAAGAAGTTGAACAATCATTTTATTAACTAAACCATCTATACCAGCAGTATATCTGGTCCATCCCTTGGTGGCTTTCTTAAGATGTTCTCTCATCTTTGAAGCCTCTTCATCGGTATTATTAGGGAAAGTTACTGTATGACTGGTGTTAGCTAACTTAAACATATCTTGTAATGCAATGCCCATATCTGGATTTACTTTATATAAATCCCGAATTAAAGGTATCACATCAACACGAAAAGAGGGTTCAACTAATTTAGTCAACCCTTGTAATGATGTAATTAAGTTATCGCTATCATCGTCAACTGAAACCCTACCAGGTGAAATTGATGTGGCAGGCTTCTCCTCTTTATTAGAGGATGTACCATTCTTGGGAGGGTCCTTCTTACGTCCCCAACCCCAACTAAAATTGAAGTACTTTTTCATCTTGGTTGTACGATTACGTTAGTTTTTCCTTTCCTTATGTGATTACATATTGCTTTTCCAAAGATATCATCATCGGCATATACGTCTCCTTCAAGGTCTACATCTACAGCTGAATTGTTAGCCCTATGTTTACCCATTGCAACAGGTCTACCTAAACCATCATAAATGAAGGTATAAGCTTCTTGTACAAAGAATGGGTCCTTAATGATTACGTGATCTAATCGAATATCTTCTTCCAAGTTTTCTATTATCACTGAACGATTCTTTTGGGTGGTTAACCAACCAGGGGATTTATCCATTTCAGGTCTACTTTTACCTTTTTTCTTTAGCATCTTCTGGTAGTAGTAAAGGTTAGGGTAGCCTTCGTCTTGAAGCTTAGAAGTTACTGATAAACCAACGTCATTGGATTCTGGAGCTATTATTGCCCAGTTAAACAACTTCCCAGTATCACCAAGTAACTTAGCATAAGCTCCCACTGCCATTCTTCCCTTATATACTACTTGTTCTTCTCCTAGCTTATCCATACAAGTAAATGAAGAGTAGTCAGAAGCTCTACCAGTTGAAACGTCTGCACCAATGAAATATTCTTTATCTGATTCGGGTTCACAGAATTGTCGGTATTGACCATTAAATCTCTTCTTAATAACTGGGTAATCACTAAGGCAGTCTTCGATAGCTTTAATATCAGCTAAGTCGAAGACTGTATTACCAGATGATAAGAAGTCACCATCAATTTCTTGTGCAGTTCGTTTTGCTCCCAAAGCAGAAGACATTTGGTTATACCAATTGATATCTCGTTCTGGGTGCATCTGCCAGTATAATCGAATGGGATTGAAGGGGTTACCTCCAGCAATGGCATCTACCCAAGTTGAATGATAAAAGTTACCAACTCCATAAGGAGTGGAATTGACGATGGCAGCTCCACCAGTGGAAAGAGTAGGAAAAGCAGCAGCCCAAATTTGAGCAGCCCATCTAACTACTGCTGCCTCGTCAATTACCAAAAGGGAAAGAGATTCCGAACGACCGGCTTCGGATGATGTCGGAATTGATTCAATAAATGACCCATTATCAAATTCTATCATGGAAGCAGAACCGTATTCTCCAGCTCTACCATTGATTATGGGAGTTTGAAGGTACCATGGAAGATTCTTGTACATGAACTTAATCTTCTTAAGCACCTTCTTAGCAGTTGTGTCTTTGATAGAGATGATGTTTATCTTTTTGTTGGGATGGTACATCGCCAACCAAAGACAGTACATTGAAATAAGTTCTGTAATTCCTGCCTGACGGAATTTGAGAATGATATTGAATCGTTGGGCAATGAAATTGTAGAGAACTGATTTCTGAAATGGGTATAAATCAAATCTTACCTTTCCTCTTACTGGATGTATCACATAGCAAAAAAGGCTAAAAAAGAAAACATCACTAGAAACTCGGGATAGGTTTGATAGCTCCTCCCGAGTTAATGTAGTTCTAGTTTCTGAGATAGTCTTTGCCATTACTTAAAAGTTATACGTTATTTGAAATTCGATGTCAGTACCCATCCCTGATTTTATCTTCGGGTAGTAAAAGGTATTGACTCCGAATTTGTAATTAAATCTCTTAGTCTTGATTGAAAGACCAGCTCCCATATCAAAGAGATTATTGAAAGGTCTGTATTTGCCATAAACGTATGGACTAAGTGATAACCTTGCAACTTTCTTTCGAGTTAATTGACCTTCATACCAGTTGTAGTTGTACTTATCTAAGTCGATTGGGAATAGTCTAGTTGAATAAGTGTTAGTCTCCTTATTGAACAGACTTAAGTTCAACTTATCTTTCTTCAAAACAATTTGAACCAGGGAATCTTGGTTACTGATAACTGGCTGCCTTAGCATGGAATCAGGAAAGAGAGTTGGCTGCTTATTATCATGAACTAAGATTTTACCTGGTTCAACTTTTTCTGAGTACTTCTTCTCTGGTTTAAAAGGTTTCTCTGTGTATACTGTATCTGGGATTTCATTGACCGCTAGTTCCAGGAAATCAACTTCTCGAGAAAGTTTATAATTCCTGAAGCAAAGGTAAATAGTAAATCCTAGAAGTACAATAAACAAGGCCCTCTTAAATGTCTTCATACTTGATGAATTTCTTAATCTTACTCTTCAACCAATAACGTTCTACTGGACTTAAGTTTGACTTAATGATGTGGAACTTGAATTGAAAAGTACTTTTGGTTTCAATAATCTCAAAACGTATCGAAGGTAAATTCCGATAAATAATCCGAAAGAACTTAAGGATGTTGTTAATGTTCAATTCGGTAATTGGGTACTTTGCATTAATCATTCTCATAATCCGATGTATTAAGTTTTCAAATTGAAATAGTCGCACGCTTTAATGATACTATCTATTCGGTAATCGCTTAGCGATTACCTTTATCGAACGAAGTGAGATAATATCCAAATATACTACTTACGATATGATATATGAATAGCTATATATACGCAGATAAATATATAGATATATATACGTAGTATATTATATATCTATATATTTCAAGGCACCCCAGAAACTTATATATAAGACTTTATATATAAAGCTGAAACTCAAGGTTTCTTGGTATTTACCTTTTTGAGGCAATCCTTGAACCAAATACCTATTTCCCCTACTGCCCCTTTGGCAATTGTGTACCTTGCCTTGTTAAGCCAATAATGGTAATCCTTAAAATCACCCTCGAAGGTATCTCCATTCTTGTGAAGGTAAATTTTAAATTTCTTTGGGAATCCCATAATTGCCTTGAAGTCTTCGATTCCCAAGGGGTAGCCATCTGGTCTAAATTGCCTATCTGCAGGTCTTAGAGTTAAAGGGGGTTTATCATACTCCAATCGATATACTCCTGGAAGAGTACTCATCTTTGCAGTTTTGATAGGCCACTTCTTTTCATCCTTGAAATCTCTAACCCAGAGTCTATGTATCTTTGCTACTGTAAGATTCTTCTTCTCAGGGAGCTTTCGATAGTCATACATTGCCAGAGTTTTACTCATGAACGGAATCTGGTTAGTATTATTTTCCTGAGAGAATGTGAGTGGTTTAAGTAAATTTCTAGTAGTTGTTGGAGTTTTTACTTGGAATATTTCATCAAAAGCATTCAAGTATTTCTTACCGGTCTTTTTATGTACTCCAATGATAAGTAATCTCTTTCGTGATAACTGTGAGTTACCGTAGTCAGAAACGCTTCTTTCGTGAAAAATAAGTTTATAGTCTTCAAGAGTTTTTTGAAGATATTCTTTTGGGAGCAAAGATAGCAAACGAGGTAAGTTTTCAATAAGAAATATCTTAGGTTTATAATGTAAGATTGATTGAATTACTAGATTCAGGGATTTATTCTCTTGGGGATTGCCCAATTCTTTTACTTTTGAAAGCCTCATAATAGAAGATGCTCCACAGTCTGGACTTGAAAGTATGATGTCTGGCTTACAATCTGGGAAGGTTTCATCTTTATAATATGGTATACCACCAAAGTTCAATTTCCACTGCTCTAAGCCTTTAGTATAAAATACTCCTCGAGTTTCTATATTAGCTATCAAATTCTTTCTAAAAGGGAACAAAAGGATGCCTGCACCAGCAGACACCCCTAATACTTTTAATTTTTTCATTTCTTGTAGCTTCTCAATTTAATGTATTTAATCCAAGCAAATGGCTTACGGTCTTCCAAGTAACTCAGATTCTTATCATTATTGTGGGCTTCTTCTTCGAAACTTACATCATGATATCTTTCATTCTGTTTATTCCACTTGGCAAAGCACATGATAATTAGGTATTCGATAACATACCAAAGGTAGAAGAATCCAAAAGTCAGAGCCACTACCCACCAAAAGGATATACCAAATGATAACCAGAGTATGATACCAAGTACCAAACCCACTATACTACACTCAATCTGCTGTATCTGATGAATACACTCATGATTGATATCATCAGGTTTACACTCTTCTACTTTGTGTTTGAAGAATGAGTTATACACCAGAGTAATTGCTTTGTAACTGGGGAAAAGGAATACCTTTGCTACCCAGCTGTTAAAATGACATCTTTTCATAATTTACCTTTAAAGTTTTCGTAAGCGTTTCTTAGCTTTTGGTCGTAAGCATTTTGTGCATATCCAGGACCATTGTACTTCTTTGCAAAGCCTGCCCAGTCCTTTTCCTTGAGATTCTTCAAACAACCAGAGGTATTCATGAAGTAGTACATCAATTCCAGTTGTTTTTCGTGAGATTCCGACATCTTATGAACGAATTCATAGACATCTTTACAGCTACAAAGATTGTGATTGAAGCCCATAATCTGGAACATTCCCCAACTTGCGGACTTTAAAGCACATTCTTCATCAATTTCTTTGGCTAATTCGAGTCTTTTGTACTCGTGTACACCTCCCAAGTACTTCGATTTATCCCATTTAGGGAAGAAAATCGTAGAATATCTCTTACAAAGGTAAGCTAAATCTCTGTCTGGGAATTTCTTATGTACTTCTTTGTACATAATGTGACCCTCAAAGAGAATTTGAGGCCTACCGTCAGCTAAAAACCCGTCTCTACCGGCGGCTTCCACCAATTGGACAGCTTTCAATAGGGCAGGTTCTAAACCTAAGCGAATAGCAAGGTCTTTAATCATTTCATTTGTTAGTTTATCCATAACTTATCAGTTTTAATGGTTCAATTTTAGTAACAAAAGTATTGCTTATAACCCATTTTTAGGATGTTTCGAGGTTCTATTATCATATATAACTTATAAAATAATGCAATATGGACAAGAAAAACGAGTGCCGTATATGTGGCAAGCCGATTAATTTAGAGGAATTTGATGAAACTCGAGAAATTCCTCAACTTATGGCAAGAAAACAAGTTTGTTTTAAATGTGCTTTTTGGTTTAATCGATTAGCTTATGATAAAGAGCTTGAGAAAGAGGGTAAAATTGCGGTAATTACTCCCGATTATTCCCATTGGATAACTAGAATACCGGGAAATATTTTAATGGTGCCCTCGGCTTTTGGTGGTATTTACCAAACTAAACTCCAACCAGTAAACACTCTGGGAGTTATTGATGAAGACCGAGAGAAACTTTTCATTATCCGTTATAATAACATCACTCACCAAGGCACTATACCAGAACATCTAAGAGATGCTTTTAAAGTAAACGGAGTAATTCTATCTCCACAGGAATACAAAATGCTAGAAGATTACCGGGGCAATGCCTATGAATTTATAAAAAATAAAATAGATAATGCAATAAATAAAGAATAATTTCGTATATTTGCATAAAGAAAATTTCTAAATAAAAAATAGATATGAAAAAAGAAAAGAAAGAAGCTAAAAAGCTCAAAGAAGGTGATGAAGTCTTCTTCTTAATTGATGGGAGACAACTCATGGAGAAAGTAACAGTAGAATCTATCGATAAGAAAAGTGGAATGGCTCTACTAAGTAACAGAGTAAAGGTTGCAAGAACTCTTGGCCCTGATAATACATATCCAAGATTGGATGGGAAAGAGGGGAAGGTTTTACCCCTAACAGAAGAGAATGAAAAGGTTTTCCTTGCATTCAAGGCTTATTTTTCCATAAAGAGAAATATGGAGTTTTTGGATAAAGAAATTCGGAATCTCAAGGATGATGCAAAGGCTTTGGACTTTATGATTGATTTCGATAAGAAGCTAACCAAGATAGTTAACAAATACTTCAAAGAACAATGACTACTGTATTAGCAATAATTTATTTGGTATGCTTACCGTTCACTGTATTTTTTGTAAAGGTATGCTTAGATTATTTGCCATATACCCACAAGATACACTCTCTCGTTTTATTCATCTCGGTATGGTTGGTATTACCACTATTTCCGATTTACCTATTAACCAAGTACCTAAAACATAAGTTGCTATGAGATACTTTTTTGACAGAGATGGTAATTATGCTGGGTCATCAATGCAAGGGTGGGAGATTCTTCTCCTACTCTTGTTCCCAGTTGCTCTAATAATCTTCCTCGTATTCTTACCTTTCTATGTATTTCATAAATACAGTTCTAGAGAAGAGGATAAAAAATACGAGGAAGAACATCCAGAAATACTAAAAGTAGATTCTTATATTACCTGCTGGTATCCCTGGCATAGGTATTCTGTTGCATATACACTGGCTCTTATATTCTGGGTAATTGCTTCTATAATTGGGATATTATCTTAATCTCAATATAAGTCTTAGGTTGGAGCTCCCCAATAAAAGTTCAAATCTAATGGATATTTTTTAGTGGGGTTAAACCTACTTGAGAGTATTATGGTACCTTGACTACTGGAAGGAGGAGTTGAAATTTTTGTAAGAGTATAGGAACCCAATCCAGTTGTTTTTGTTGTAAAGTATGAATTACCCGGTAAATTGTAGTTAGGGCTAAAAGCATTACCATCTTTATCAAGGCAGGACCAAGACAGTATGTCAAAATCATTTCCGGGGTACATAGGAGAAATATAGACATTAATAGCATATCTATTTTGATTTACTATCCAATTCTTATATCTGTCACCATCAGCCATAGATCCACTTTCGCCACTAATATTGCTAGCAGCAGCAAAAAAAGCACTCGTGTCTACTCCATTGATGGTTATAGGATTAAAACGTATTTCCCAGTATTCTTTTTCTTCGGGAGTAGTAATCTTAAGATTAATTCTATTTCCAGATTCGTTTTGAGTAAGTACACAAGTTCCAGAAGTACCATCGGCTAATGCCGTAATCTGAATCTCATTGTTACTCTTGTCTTCTTCTAAAAGATAGTCAGAGTTATTGATGCTAGCAGTATATCCAACCCCAATAACTCCGGACGATTTGCCATTTACATATTTAGTTTTCTGGGATTGGATAGTCCATCTCTCAGAGTTACCACTATTGATGGTAACAGATACATCTTGGGTGGATCTCTCCACTGATCTAAAGTTTATTATTTCCATATTCTTTTAAGTTTGGTTTATAGAAAGAACTTTGATATTGTAATCTACCAGGGGGATAAGGTGGATGAGAGCCAGGGATGTTTTATTCTCTGGTTTCTTTGTGTGTTATGTGGGCATGTGTGGTGTGGGATATCTGGGCATGCCCTTATCACGAAGAGTGATTTTTGTGGGGTACTAAAATATGTAATTTGCCTTCAAGGTACCTCTTATAGCGAAAGCCTAAAATCGTGGGGTACTAAAAACGGACTACGGTTCCGTTAAATTTAACATTTGAAAATAAAAAGTAAGGGACAAATAAAAATGTTTGTCCCTTTGCTTTCTTTCAATCTTTAAATGTTTCGTTATTGTCTTTCAAAATTTCTTTTGTGTCTTTATAGCATTGAATAACTAAATAAATTATTCCAACAAATAAAAATATATTTAATATCATAGCTTTTATTTTTTAAGTGAGTAGGGAAATATTCCCTACTCTGATTTGTTTTTATTTCAAAGAATTTTTCACTATTTCAAGCCCTTTTAGTAGAATTGCTTTCTTTTCTTCTTTTGTATTTTCTGATGCAATAGAATTAAACGAAAAATCATTTAATACGTAGACCTGTTTGTAAAAGTCTATAAAACCGTCAATTAGTTTTTTATCTGCATTATTTGCAATCGTTGAAAGAAAATTGAAAGTTACGTTTCTGAACTTTTTGCGTAATGATTTTATTTGCTTTTCGTTTGCACCCTCAAAAAGTTCTTTTTTGTAAATTTCTGTTTTTGTCCCTAAAGAGGTTTTGAAAAGACCCGCGTTTTTTTCTTTTACGCTTTTCAATACGTCTAAAGCAATCAAACTATTTGCTTTTGCGTTTGCACTTGCTTTTTCTACATTCACGTTATTAATTTGCTTTTTCATAATTAAATTGCTTGAAAGTTTTATTATTTATTATTTTTATTACCTTTTCAAATAGACTTTCAAGACTTTTTAAACTATTCTAATAAGGTAGTATTTATTTCATTTCTGTATTGCAAAGATAAGAACTATTTTTTAATCTACAAAATTTTTAGAAAATTATTTTCTTAAAAAGTTTTAAATAAAAATTCATTCAAATATCGCTTTGTTTTTCTCACATTGCAAAGATACGAACTTTATTTTAATCTACAAACATTTTCAAGAAAAATTTTTGAGAAAATGAATAATTTTATTTTCAAAATTATTTTTGTGAAAAATTCATAAAATAGAAAATATTGTGCACTTAATATTTGCACTTAATTTTGGGGGTTCACAAGGGTAATCTTCACACGCCTTGTAGTGGGCATATATGATATGTATATAGATAATCCTATATGGCCTATGCCTGTCCTCTAGGAAGTGTATTATATACCTGTATATTGAAGGCCATTAATTGACTAAGGTAATAAAGAATTAAGGCCCTTGGGATATATCCCTCTATAAAACCCCTTGGTCCTAATTCTATAAGGCCATATATGGACTATGGTAAGCCTATGGGAAATGGGTTTCATAGACTAGCCTATAATGGCTTACTAAGTTAGCGTAAGTAAAAACCCAGAACCTAAGTTAGGCCTGGGCAATATTCTTAACCTATTATACTATCTGAGTCTAGGATTATTATATATTCTGATTCATATATGGGTTTTCGGTTTGTAGGTTTACTCGTTTGGCAATAGGATATAATACCGGTATAGGCATCATATAAGAAAATATGTAGACCTTGGGTTAGGTCTAGTTTATTGATTTCTTCTTGTTCTTTTAGAGTCCAGGTGTCAAGGGCATCATCCTTGAGAATCTTGGCTAGGTATTCGAAATTGGTTTCCATTGTGATATATGTATTATATGGTTAGTATTCGCAATATTCTCGTTCAAGGTATATATTGAGATCCTTGAAAAGTTTGATACCTGGTATAGGACCCTCATTTTCGTCCCAAATCTCGAATTCGATAAATTGGGTCTCATAGCCTTCTATATCTGAAATAGAGAGAAGATAGTTCTGGCTTGGGTCAAATTCTTCAAGGAAAACTTCGATAGTAGCCTTAATCCTAATAGGGTGAGTATTAGTAATGCCTTGTACGATTTGTGTTAATCGGTTTGATAATTCTTCTGTGTTCATAGGTAAGTGAGTTTTAAGTGATTATTATTTTATTTTCTTACTGCAAATATAAAGACTTTATTTTAATTATGCAATAACCTCAATTGCCTTGTGAGGTCCTTAATAGCCTTGAAGGTTAATTTGCCTTTATCCCTCTAAAATCCCCAGAGGCCATTAATGGAGATTGCCCTTTACCTTCCCTACCTATAACTAATATTATATAATACCTAATGGCTCTCGGTAATTTAGGGGTACCTAGATCACAAAATTGTCCTAGAGCTTTACAAATAATGCTAATATAAATACTAAGCAAATAAATTACATACTTACTAGGAATATTACCTAAATATGCCCCTTGAAGGCCTTAAATCCTATAAACCATTTAGCCCTAAAACCTAGTATCCTATTTACATAACCCCAACCTATATGTATTATATAATACATAATATAATAACTTGGTGAAGGTAATCAAGGTAAATTGTGATGGCCATTAATCGACGATGTACTAAAGCTATACTACCTACATACATAGAAGCTACATAACATATCTGTATTATATAATCCCCTACCTTCGAATTACCTTGAATGCAATCTATAATATAATACATATAAAGGGTACTCAAGGCAATCGGATTTAGAGGCTATTAGGGGACGAAAAATTATCATCACATAGGCCTTTTTGAGTTTGCCTTTAAAGTGTGTAGTAGAGCTATATGGTATAGTGGCTATATAGTGAGTTGAGTGGCTTTGTATAGTAAGGTAAGTTTGCCTAGCCTTGTTTGCCTAAATCCCCAAAACCCCCGGCGAGGTACCTTGATATGTATTAGGATATATTGATTATGTATTATATGATTGGTATGTAGTATATTAAGGGGTATATGTATTAGGTATTTATTATATGTACCTTAGTTAGCGTTAGTATGATTTTGTTATTTTGTTTTGTTTGGGAGGAGGGTATTGGTTATAGGTATATGGTTAGGTACCTATATAGGTGGGATAGTGATATTAGTGATAGGGTATATAGGATTAGGGTTAGGATTTGTGATAAGAGGTATCTTATTTTGTTTGTTGGGTGGGAGTGCTTGTGGGCTTGGTATATTTTCTCATTTCGTATGAGGGTTAGAATGGTGACTACGGATAGGATTATTCGGATTATGTGATAGAGGATATTCATTTCTTTTTGTTTCTTAGTTTCTGTTGGGTACGGAGTAACTTATTATACTGGGCTTGGGGATCACTTAGGTATAGAGTGTAATCATTTTTGTTACCATTTTTGTTACTGCCCGGATTAGGGAAGTGTTCTGTCCAAGTATCTTGGTGGGGTATGTATATTAGGTCTTTCTTTTTCATGGTAGTGATATTATATCGATTATGGTTATATCTCTTAGTGGGATTTGTAACATTTCTCTTATCTGTAATCTTATGTGTTCGGAGTGGAGGTGGTTGTTGTTTATCTCTTGGTTGGGGTACCTTAGGTATGGGTTAAGTTCCTCAGTTCTGTATGGGATTACCATTTCCTCTGTGAATCCCTCTGTATATTCTTTAGTGTGACCTGGTACCTCGAAAGATACCAGGAATTTCCCTTTTGTTAGCATGGTTTTATTTCATTGGTTAGGATTCTTATATCGGTATACTGATTCATGTATTCCCTTTCTGAGGATATGTCTAAGCATTTACATGCTATATAGTGACCGTACATTGATATACCGGATTCGTAGCCTTGGTCTTCGTTTAGGAAGTTAGCTAATGGTATCTTGTCTACTGAGCATATCTTCTGATGACCTGGTAAGGTTTCTGAATCTGTATATCCTACAAAGTCATAAGTATCAGTATTATCGGTCATGGTAGAGAATATTTCGATTAGCCAGTTAAAGTCCTCTAGAGGTACTCTGTCTAGCCATTCCCATCCGATTGGATATTGGTTTACTGTTATTGTTGGTTTCATGATGTTAATTGAGTTGAGGGTTAAACATTTGTTTTGGTTGGCCTAATAGGCAGCAATGAGGATAACCTGCTTCATCGAGGATTCCCAGTATAAGATATCGATTGGTATCTCTGGGAATTTCGAAATAGAAAGCTGGTTTCATGTAGCCATCTATGAATGTAAAAACTATCTGAGTGTTTTCTAGTAACCCATTTAGTTGTACATGAGAAAGGTAGTTATAAATAGCTTCCCTTTGATTTCTTGGGTTTTTATCCCATGAGATGAGCATATCGTCATACCAATTTGGATTATCGCATAGCTTTTTAAGTTGTTGTTGAATATACGGTGTCATGATTTGAAGTAATAATATAAGTCCTCGATTAGTTTATCCTGTTCTTCCCATATAGTATCTGATACTACGTATTCTGATACGAAATAGTTATAGAAAGGCCCAAATAGTATTTTTAATACTATGTCCTTGAGTTCGATATTGAGTTGTTCCTCTTCTTCGGTAGAACTGGGTTTGATTGCCTGAAGTTCTGCCTTATAGGATGCCGTAACGGCATCCTTTAGGGTTTGAATATATTCTGGGTTAGTTTCCTTGAGAATACTTAATTGTGATTTGAGTTCTTTACTTATCATGGGGCTTAGCGATTATGGATATGAATCCCTGTGGATATTGAGTATAGAATAATTGGTAGTTCCCTGTGGGCAAGAAGACTTGCATTATGTTTGCAAGTAATGGGTAGATTTTCCATTGGTTTTCCTCTAGAAAGTTATTCCAGTCATCGAATTCTTCTGGATAATTCCCAGATAGTTGGATATGGTACTGTTCCTGGTCAGCAACAAATAGGTTAGTTACTACCTGTATTTCATCTGATTCCTTTTTGTATTGAGTAATAGGATACCAAATGCCTTCGGTTTTCCATTTATTGAGCTGGAACAAGGACATGCCCTGTTCCAGTACGTTTAAGAGTTTATATAAGTTTACCATAGTGATTATTTATTTAGTTGGTTAAATAATTCTGATACTGCAAGTTGTTGGAAGATTTCTGTTTCCCTGTGGTCTGATTCCCATTTTTCGATAGCATTGTAGATATTGGTATATTGGGATATCATGTCCTCATCTTGTTCATCGTCTTGGATAAATTCCCGGAGATGTTTTTTGAGTCCGGTTATGATATAATCCTGATGTTCTGGGGTTAATTGAAGGATTCCGAATAAGATAGCCTCTACCTGTGAGGGTGAATAATCATAATATTGGTCGTCGGCACCCTTTGTTAAGTCCATGTGAGAAATAATGTTTTCCCTTAAGTTTTCGAAGAGAACTTCCTCTGAAGCATATGTGATGATATATCCTGAGATATAATCAGCAAAAGGTTCATCCTCTAAGTCGATTGAGTAAACCTGGATATTGGTATCTTCCTTGTTAATGAGAAGACCATCTGAGTAATCATAAGTATAAATGGGGTGGGAAGCAAGCAGTTCCCGGATGGCCTCTAAATTTTTTAATTCTTTCATAACGTGTCTATATTTAAAATTATTTGAGAAATATTTCTCACTGCAAATATACAAAATTATTTCTAAACTTGTTTTTATAACTACTTTTATTTTTATAAATAGGGAGGTTCTGGGAGGTGTTTTGAGTGCCTCCCAGAGGGTTTTGTTAATATTGCCCTGTCATAGTAATGATAATGAAAAGGGATTCATCATTGAAATGTACCTGGATAGTATCTCCGTATGAGTTTGACATGTAATGAGAATTAGGGTTAAGTTCTTTTAATGGGTGATGTTCATCCCAATGAGAATTAATGAATTCTATCACGTATTGTTCAAAAGCATCTGATTCCCTGCAATAGGTTTCTACCTTTTCGTCATCGTCTATAGGACAATCCCGGAATTGGAGATTAAGAGTTCCCATATAGGATTCATCCGGATTTGAGATTTCGTTAACTGATTGAGCAGTGTAACCAAAAGCATCAAGAGTTCCATCAAAGTAACCCATAATGTGATTTGAGATTTCGTTAATAGTTGTCATAAGAAATAAGTTTTGTGACCCCGTTCAAGGTCGGTTAATAATTATATTTATTTTTCTCTTATGCAAATATAGAAATAATATTTTAAATATGCAATAATTAAGGGAGCCCAGATGTTAGTGTTTCTGAACTCCCTGAGGATATATTAACTGGTTAGGGATTAGTATAATTCATCGGCCAATAATGGTTCCTTGGGCTTATTTAATTTCTCCTTAGAACGTCTGGTAGCCCAATTCTCGTAGGGTTTGTAACTAAAGGTACGAGTTGTTTCATCGTATGCAGCATATACCATTTGTTTACGGGATATTCTCCTCCCGTAAGTTTTCTTAAGATTAGCAAACCAATCTAGATACTCCTGTAAAGAGTTAAAGATTTCTTTGTGCCCGTCTAAATCATTTTTAGGACGGGTTTTCCATGTTGCTTCTATATAGCATTGATGTAGGGTGATTGAAATAAAGTATCGGCACCAACTACCACCAAAGATAGTGCCCGTGGAGAATTCTATCTCCCGAGCAACTAATGGACTAACGTTATACTTTGTCATGCGATTGAGAAATTAAGTTGGAAAATCCAGTTGTTTCTATCGAGTTGATTGAATGATATGAACCTCCCATCGTTATCGGTAAATTCATTCATGAATTGAACTGCAGCAGATGCTAATTGCCCCTTATAGGGATTAGTATCGGCAGTTATTATTGATTCGAAAATGAAAGAATAATAGGTAGTATCATAGATTTGTACCTGATTAATATCCAAGCAATTGAGTTTGTAATCATCCTCTAGTTTGATTAAGAGTCCCATTAGGAAATTAAGAAGACTACCCTGTTCATCAGAGTCAAGTTTAAATGTAGATTTCTTTTCTAAGAAATTGCGAACTACCTTAGTTAGTTCGTCTGCTTGATTGTAAGTTACTGAGTTCGTTTTCATATTTTTGTCTATTTTTAAAATGATATGCAAATATAAGCATTTTTATTTTTATAGAAAAATATATCTATTTTATTTTTAGGGAGGCTGAGGATGTGTACACGCTATGAAAGGCAGTGGATTAGACTGCCTTTCAATTATTAAGGTAATTGGGGAGTTAGCAAATATAGAGCCTCTCTTATAATTGAACTCTCCATAGGTTCTAAAGAGGGTTCCTTGTTCATTAGTCCACCTTTCTTCTTCTCGTTTTCAAATACTTCATGTATGGCTTGCTTTATTTTAGTAGCTAATATCTCTGATAACTCCTGAGATTTAATAGAGATAAGTAATCCTTTTCGTATTTCCTCAATATCCTGGTTATTCTCAGTAATGGGTTTTGCTTCTACTAATTCTTGTATACCCGAGGAATATTCATCTAACCGTTCATATCCCAAATGTTGTAGGTCATTAATGAAGATACTGAATTCATCGTAAGTAAGTCTAGTATCAAAACCTACTCCATGATATAGTTGTACTAAAGGAGTAAGGATTCTTCTTAGTGTATTGAAATCCTTTAGATGGTCTAATTCTATCTCTGACCTAATTGGTACTTTATATACCTTTTCACCCTTCAGTACCACTAGCAGAACCATTAGTCTTGGTGGTAGTCTTTTCTCGTTCATAAGCAAGTTTTTGTATTATAAGTTGTACATAGGTATTTCTCTCTTTATAGATAAACATTACCGAGAGAAGTATCTCATGTTTCGGTAATATCATCTGTATGAAATTGCCTGGGGCAATTACTGTAGCTACTACTGGAGAACCCTCCTGAGAGAAATTGTCCAGTATCATCTCTGCCCTCTTAATAGGTTCGGGTTTTGTTGGGTCCAAAGTTAGGACTGGAGCTGTTATACATTCCTTGATACCTTGTGTTAAGGCATTGTATAACCATTCATCTTTTATATCCTCTACTTGGAGGTTTTTCATTGTAATCATATCCTAAACCTATTTAAAGTCCATACACCCAGGATATTAGAGAATACCCATAGTTCCCAGTTTTTATAAAAGTTATAGGGTTTACTGAACTGGGATGTTTGAAATACTACCTGGCTTGGTGTTCTAAATAACATTTCTGCATGGCAAGTTAATACTCCAGAAGATAGTTGAGCTTTAAAAGCTCTGATGATATCTTCATCACTTTTAGTCTCTACTGAGGTAAGTAATTTAATAAATTCTACCTCTACACCTTCCGACATTTTAACCTTTCGGAAAGCAAATTTCTCTTTATTCTCCATTTTGTTGATATTTAGATAAGAACTCTTGAGCTAGTTCATCTTGAGTTCTTTCGATTATATTCTTTACGATTGTTTTATTTTCTACTCTAGCCCACATATATAGCATGCCCAATTGAGCATCCATATAGCAATCTATAAGAGATGGGTCCTTTCTAAATACATCCCATTGTTTTACGAAATTCATTCGAACCAAATCCCTATAACCCTGGTCTGATATATCTTCTTGGTCTATATAAGCAGATACCCTTTTTCTTACTTCTAAAAGAATTTTCTCTAAGCTTTCTGGTAATCTAAAATTTTCGGGTAAACTATGATATACCCAATTATTCGGTATTAATTCCTCAAAGGTAAACTGATTATCGAATAGTTTCTTTGGGTATCTACCTGAAAATATCAATGGTAGCTTATACCTTAGCAACGATGGTACTACGTCGTATATAGCATAATGTTTCCGATATTCCTGATAGACATCGAAATATAGATTCTCATCGAATATACCAGATTTCCTCATTATTGCCTGTAAAGTATTATAAGCAGCATTGATATGAGTATTACTCAATTTGAATATTAAGTTGCCATTTTTAAGGGCAATGAGTTCACTACAGCATCTCTTTCGTTTAAATAAGTTCATGTGATTAAAATGTAAAGTCAATGTATATTTTCCTTGTTCCCTTGAGAAATTTTTCGTGATTTGAGTCATCATACTTATGGCAAGCATAAGTCTTAGATGATTTATCATAATGGTCTCTTACCCATACTGGAGCAGTATCAGTTGGTTTTAATTTAAAGTATGTACCCTGATTAACCTTGTTAACCCGAGTCTCTTTGTAAGATGTCTTTGGTAGTTCCATATTTTTGTCTATTTTAAAATTGATATGCAAATATAATTCTTTCTTTTTAAATATGCAATATCCGGATATAACTATGGGAGCTTACTATTTCGGAGGAATTGAGATGCAAATGAGCCATCCTCTTTTTCTTCTTTCTCAAAGTCTTCATATTGATATAACTCTGGGTCTTCTTCGTCTGGGTCTATACGCATTTCGATTTCTCTACGTAGTTCATGATGTTCTTTAGAGAATGAAGACATAGCTCCCTTATAATCATCAGTAATTTGCATTAGCTCTGCTTTATTAAGGTTAAGACCCTCTTTACTGGTATCTACTCCTTCTTGTTTAGTAGCAACTACTTCAGGTAGAGACTTAATGTCATACCTGTCTTCCAATAGTTTAGCCTCTTCTGGTTTATCTAATACCCTTTGTGATTCCAATACGATTTGACGTGCCTCTTCAACAGTAATTGCATTTTGCTGTGTTACGTTGTTCTGTTGATTGAATTGAGCAAATATATTCGTAGTACTTCCTCCAGTGAGATTACGTACGATAGACTGCAATGATGTAGAGGATTCAAGCTTTAATTTAAGGGCCTTTCCCAGCTCGGCAGATATAAACGGTACGTATTTCCCTCCCTGAGATTCTCTTAGGATATTAACCTGATGGGCTATTTCCATACGGTCTTCCAAAGCCCATGCTAGTTGTTCTCCCATTAATGCTTGTAGTAAATCTTCTGCCTTTTCTTTATCCCATATTCTAGAGCTTAATAGCCTATCTCTCATAAATACCCGTATGTAGTTAATATCTATACCCATACGGTATGAGAATGTATTGATATCATAAGTGATACCACATAATACTCCATTACCCATCAGCCATTGATTAATAATGTAGTTGTGTATCTTTATCAGAAGTTCATCATTTGGGTTCTTCTGATATTCTAATGCCATTGCAGTAGTCCCCATAGGTCTTGGGAATCTTACCATTTTATTTTCCTTTTCTGACATACAAATGAGATTTTCTAATATCGGAACTTTCATCATAACCCATATACTCTAAATCGAACCTTACATACAGGTTCAAAGATAGGTTATAGAAATATCCCTTATATTTTTTCTTACTTACTGATAAATTAAAAGGTTCACCAGAGATTAGGTCCCTGGTGAATACTAAATTACCTTTCCCAGTGATGGGAATATTAAGGCAAAGTTTATAATCTCCTACCTTAAATTTATTCCCATGCAGGTCTGTGATTTCCCTTGCCATAGTTTGCCTTTTTAGGGTTCGAAGGTTTTTTGTCTTGTTTACTACGGTTATTGGTTATCCCCTTTTGCTCTTCGATTAATTTCTGAACCTTGGGGAATAATCTTTGCCTTAAAGGAACTACCTGAGTAGCGAAAAAGGCATTCCATAATTTCTGAGTTAATGGTTCCCCTATTTTAAGTTCTGAGATTGCCCAGAATTTAGTTTCGAAATTCTTAACTATTTCCCTAAATCGGTAGTAGTATATATTGCCAGTCTTTTTATCTACCCCAATTGTGGTAGTTTGGCAATAATCTAGAAATTCTTTACCTAATTCGGATATAAACTCTTCCCTTTTAAAATCATAATTCTCTTGGTCGAGTTTAAATAATTTTACGTAATCGATTGCTTCCATATAGATTTAGTTTGTGATTATTAAACGAGGTATACTTTCATCTGTAATCTGAAATAAGTACCCTCTTACATCATCCTCATAATAAGAGGACCAATATGTTCTTCTAACTCTGAAATTATCAAGGATTGCCCCTTTGGGTACCCCAGTAATAAATAAGCAATGCTTAGGCATCATTGGAGTAATCTCAAATTTCCCATCCTTGAAATTACCATAGGTACCGTAGTCGGGCATATTACCCGTAAATCCAGTATTCTGTAATATGTCTTGAACCAGAGTAGTTTGGGGTATTTCCTTTTGGTTACATTCTATGGTTAACTTCGATTTGCCTATATATAGGTCTTTAACTATTTCTCTAAACATTTGTATACGATTATATGGGTAATACCATTTTTCTTGAAGTAAAGGTTATTCTGTGAACGTTCCTCTAACTTCTTTAATTCTCTTCGAGATTCAGTACAAATTCTATCAGATTTCCTTAATATATCTGATACATTATCCCAGATGGGTGCCATTGGTTCTACTGGCCCTGCATAGATAACCTTATGTTTAGTTTCTATTTGGGGATATTTAGATTTATACTGATATTTGCCTTTGCAATAAAGTACGTTATACTTTTCTGGTTCGTTTCTTTTTTCGTTTTCCATTTTTGTTAGGATTAATGTAATCGGATATTTCATCAAGTTGCCCTAAAAGCAATGCCTGAATGAAAAGGTTTATAGGCCTGAAAAAGAAATTCCTTACGTTATCAGTATTTATATACCAATCGTAAACGATAAAGAACTTCTTAATCTTGGAGTGCTTAAGTGAATGTTGGATTAGATAGGACTTACAACATCGTTTATGTAATTCTACCAATTCTTTGTCCTGCTTAAGCATCTCTTTATCAGAGAAGATAGTGTAATCCATTTTGTATGAATTGAGATGCCCAGGTAATTATCCCGGGCATCTGGTTAATAAAGGTTTATGCAACTTGTTCTGGTTTGAGGACCTTCTTTTTAAAGTCCTCATAGGCTTTAGCCGCAGCCTTAAACTCCTTAGAGTTTGTATCTTTGATACGAGCCATTGCAAGTTCCAATCGATGGAGTTCGTTTCGAGTTTGTTGTCTCCATTTCTTCCGAGCAAGAGTATCAACTACATCGGCAGGGTATACGTATTTAACTTCCCGATTAGAAATTACCTGTTCGATGATGGAGGGTTTTTGTTGTTCCTTAACTTCCTTGACAACCTGTTCCTTTTTGGAAGTTTGGGTTTTAGGAGAGAGTTCTACCAATTTAGCATTGGCAAACTTAGTGGCAGCTTCTTGAGCATCTTGTACCAATTCCTTTTTAGTCTTTTTGGCCTTAGGAGCAGAAGCCTTAGCAGTCTTAGAATTTTTAATTCCTTCAAGTTGTTCGGCAACCTTAGTTGCAACCAGGTTAGTAACCTTTGTTTCATTCTTTTTCATAACGTCTATATTTAAAATGTTAGTAAAATGATTAATTTCTTTTTCTGATACAAATATAAGAACTTTATTTTAAATAGAAAAATTTTATTTGAATTATTTTCTATTTGCTCGGGTTAATCGGCTAGGAAGTCGAAGATTTCTGGAGGATAGTTAATTTCATCCTCTGGGTCATTTATGTAATCTTCGTAATCCTCGTTATATTTATCGTAAATGTTATCTTGTGATGTATTGGGTACCCTTGTACATCTTTCAGGATATTTCTTTACGAAGTCATAGGCTTCTTGAGTAGTCATTACCTTGTCTGAGGTAAATTCGTAGGTTACATAAGAATAAGTTTCACCCAATCTAGAAACTTCATATTGCTGGTATCCAGATTTCTCAATCTTATAGATTTGATTTTCTGGAATCGTTTCTATTTCTACCCTATATTTATACCATTGCTTCTTCTCTTCTTTTGGTTTAATGCCCATGCTATCTTGAAGAGAGATTAACTTGGTTATTGGACTTTCAAAACGAGAAGGAGCAGTGCTCACTTCTACTGGATGAGTTCTATTCTCACCAATAAAGTAAATCACTGCCCCCAGGGTTACCAGGCCCAATATGAATTTAGTTTCTGAGTTCATAACCTGTAGTTTCGAATTTATTTTTAATGTTCTTTGCAAGGTATTTACCTTTTGATTCTGCTTGATGTAAACCGTTGCAGATTTCGTAAGGTACACCATCATAGCGATAAACTCGATTACCTTTAAAAGCAACCCAAAGTTGTTTTTTCTTTGAGTCATAACCAAAGCCCTCAATGTTAGAGGATTCGCAAGGAATCATTTCGACTCCAGTGTTCATTTCTACTGATTCTAAGTATTCGTTCTTTTCCATGTCTATATTAAAATTTTAAAAGTGTTAGTTCTGGGTGGAATTTGAGATTTGCCCTCTGGAAGATTGCCCAGGTACCAAGTACTCCCTGAGAATTAGTATGTACCCATTCATCTTCCATTCTGAATAATATGTGAGAGCATACCAGCATTTGGTATTCACTTAGCATATTTATCAGTTGAGGAGTATTCTCAATTTCTACGTATAATTCAATGTGCTCATCTAGTGCTCGAATTATTTCGTCATCCTCAATCTGAAGGAGTTTTTTGATTAAGTCTTGGGCAATATCATTCCCATTTTTAACATCCTCTTTGATTGAGTTGAGTGATTCAATTTGAATACCAGCAATGAGCTTTACGATGTCTTTTGTTTCCTTGTCCATAATTAAATTTTCTTTATGCAAATATACTAAAATTATTTTATATAAAATACTCTTTTAATAAATACAGAGGTAAGTGTTAGCGGTTCTTGATTTCCTCTATCTTTTCCTTGATTGAGTCGGGGAAGATAGCATCATCTACCCATCGCATAAAGAATTTAGAAGGCTTCTTTTCTGGGTTGAGAAGTAATTGTCTTTGCTCTGTAGAGAACTTAATACGTTCATCTTCCCTCATATACTTTGGAAGTTTAGTGAATTCTGCCTGAGAGAAGGAGATTACGTTTTTACCAACTTGGGCCCTTAATGGTTTCTTCCTTTCCTTATAGAGATATGGGATAATCTTTTTCGAGGGTCCCCCAAGAATGCTAAAACCAAAGATTACCATTGGGTCAAATTTATCTGCTTTTGGGTCCTTAGCCCGTTTGATACATCTTGCCATCCAAGAGAATGAATTGGGATATTGCTTATTGTCTGTTGCTTCTCCCACATCCTTTTTATTGAACTCAAATCCAGGAAAGTGAAATAGAAAGTCCTCAGTAAGGATAAATACAAATCCCAATCCCCTAAGATATTTAATGATATCTTGTTGGCTTTTACCCTCTTCAATCATTTTCTCTACATCTGCAAGAATATCCTCCCTTGGTGATTCCAATTCCTTAGTTGTAGACCCAGCAGGTCTTCCTCTGCCCACATTGGGTGCCTTAGCAGGCAATGTACCAGATAACCTATCTAAGTATTCTTTGAAGTTATCAATATCTTGTTTATTAGTAAGAGTTACTTCTACTCTTATGGGACCGTTATGCTGTACCTTTGGACCTGAATTCATCTCGGTATAAGCATCTACCAACCTATCGGATAATGGGGTACCATTCTCTGATAGTGTAGTGATTCTAAGTTTTGGTTTATATACTTCTTGTTCCATTTTCGACTTAATTAGAAAATAAAAGGCCTGAACAATTTTTATATTGCCAGGCCTTCTACCATTATTAACGAATACTCAAAAATATGATAAGTAAAAGTAAAAAGTGCTCTTATTAATCTTCTTCTTTAGCGGCCTTCTTTTTCTTCTTGTCTTTGGCCTTCTTATCTTTCTTATCGGAAGCCGGTTTCTCTTTTACCTTTTCTTCCTTCTTTTTCTTAGTTTCCTTTTCCTCCTTTGGAGCCTTACCTGAAGCAAGTTTTCTTTGCTCCATACGGTATTTTTTCTTCTCAGCCGAAGTCATTTCTCTGCCATCGATGAGAGGATAATCGTATTTGGTAGCTGTTCTACCACCATTTCCTTTCTTTTCCTTTTTCTCTTTGGCAGCCTTCTTCTCATCTTTTTCCTTCTTCTCTTTTTCCTTGAGTTTTACCAATTTCTTGTTGTTCTCTTGGTCAGCTTCAGGATAGGCAGCAGCAACTTTGTCTCTTTCCTTATTGAGCTTGTTTACAAGTTCGGTAACCTTTTTACCATGTTTCTTGTCTTTGGTCCAATCCTTAGTAGGGTCCAACTTGTTCTCTTTAAGGTAAGCATCCAAAGCTTTCTTAGCCTTTGTGAGTTCCGGAGTCTTGGATTCCGATTTACTCTTCTTTTCTGTTTTCTTAGCCATTTTCATTTATATTAGGTGAATAATTGAATTTCCTATTTACATAATACCATAGTTATACCTTCCTAATTTGGGTTGGGATTTCTTTAATTTCTAGGATTTCTAAACTGCATTGTTTTAAAACTGCCTCGAGTTGAAGTATATCTTCTACCTCTTTCTGAGATAAGTCCGTAAAAGTTTGTTCAAAAGTTTCTTTCTGTTCCCCCCTTATAAAATTAAATTGGGCAACAATATAAGTCCCATGAAGTTTTTTATTCAGGGCTCCTTTAAGAGATATGAGTTTTCTTTTCAGATAATTACTCTTCAACCTATGGGATTGGTATTCGCCTTTCTTACCCTTACTAAGAGCTACCTTTTTAAGGTACGAAACATAATCTAATTCTCTGAGAGTTTGATTAATGTTTCCCACTAATAATCTTAAGTCTTTTTCCATTTGGGTCTTTGCATTACTTGGTTAGATACTTCCTGAGTTTCTTCTGATAGCATTTCTCTTGCCTCATTTATTATATTGATGGCAAGTTCCCTTTCATCGGGTCCCAGGTTTAATTCTTTATCTTCTAGTGCATCAGTATAAGTATTTATTAGATTATCTAATGCAAGTATTCGAATATTCTTTCGAATTGCTAATTTCTCTTTATCCATGGGTATAAAAAATTAAAGCCCACTACCTTCGCAGGCAATGAGCTTTTGGCTGAACAACGTCCTAAGTGTGTAGGGTTGTTTACCTTTTCTTTATTATGAGATTAAACTTGATTTAGCAGATAGATTTTTTAGGATGTGCCAAAAATTAATCTTCCGTTTCGGACTCTTCGTTTTTGTCCTTCTTGTTTTTCGGAGAACAAATAACTCCATGGCCCTTCTTTGATTTTACAGTAAGATTGCCCGGAACGAAAGCAACCGAAGTAGATACCGGTTTACCCTCAGTAACCAAAACTGAAGTAACTACTACTCCCTGATAGCCCTCTTTGTTCTTTACGGCATAACCAAAGTTCATTACCTTGGATTTGTCGTTGATTGCAATGATGTCAATTTGCTTACTGTTAGGACGTTGTTCAGCAGGTCTGTTTTTCAGAGCCTCTTGACGAGCTTTACGTTTTGCTTCCTTTTCAGCGTCTTTCTTTTCGTCACCCTTTTTCTTGGTGTCAGCTTTCTTTGTTGCCATTTCTTTTAATTTTTAATGTTATGTTACTAAATAGTTTTTAAAAGGGAAGGTCATCCCTTGGGTCGTCTCCTTCCCAGTAATATTTCCTTCCCTCATAGTCTCTTACTTTTTTCCTTTTTTGCCCTTTCCCTTGGCTTCTTTCTTTGCCGGCAATTTGAGACCGAGTTCCTTAGCAATTGCTTTACGGAGCTTTTCGATGTCGTCCTCGTCATAATCATCTGGGTCAGTTTCAAGATCTTTGTCGTCGCAGACATCTTCGAGTTCTTCGAAGTCCATTTCTGCAAGGTCTTCACCGGTCAGTTCTTCCTCTTCATCCTCATCTTCGTCATCCTCATCTTCGTCGTCTTCGTCCTCGTCATCCTCATCGGAATCTTCATCATCCTCATCGGAATCTTCATCTTCTTCATCATCCGAGTCATCATCGTCGTCCTCTTCTTCTTCTTCCTCGTCATCGGATTCAGAACCAAAAAGGTCTTCGGCTTCTTCGGCAGAAAGCATGATAGGAGCAGGGATAATCTTTACTGAGCCGTCTTCGTACTTAATGATGATTGCACCATTGATTTCTGTTCTGGAAACTTCTTTCAGTTCCACTTCTTTTTTCTTCTTAGCCATTTTCGTAATGTTTAAGTTGGTTAATAATTTATTTATATCACTCTGTTATAAGTTTCTTTATCAGTATGGATTTCTGAGAATACCCAGATTTTAATAATTCCTCCTGAGCAATATTGAATTGTTTTATCTCATCTAGAGTTGTCTTTAATTCTAATTGAGATTCAATTGTTATTGCCTGAGAGGCAAGTTCCTTGTCACCTTGATAAGTGACTATCTTAAACTTCTTACCTGCAAATGGGTTTGCTGGTTGATGTGCTGTGATTTTAAAACCTTCGTTATTATTCATTGCTATATTTAATTTTAGTTATCCCAGGAATACCCACCTTCCCAAATACTTCGGTATAGGATTTGTATTTCCCTTTTATCATTGTTTTATAGTTATCGGATAATCGAATTGGGTAGACCCATATTTTATTTTCTATCATCCTATTTGTCATTATATAAGCATAAGACCTTCTAAGTTTAATACTCTCTAATGGAACAAACCCTTGAAATAATAAAGACTTCTTAATAAACCTTTCTTTAGGCAAATACCCTAAAAATTTAAGTGATGCCTCATCGAATATTTCGAGCATATCTCTTTGTGCTTTGATAAATAGTACCTTCTGTATTGGGATATTCATTTTCTTTCTCAAATATAAAGCTAATGAGCTTACCAATGGAGGGTACTGCAAGGAAAATATATTGAACCTATGTCTTTCCTCTGGAGGAAGCTTGTTGTAAATCCTGTAAGATAGCAAGATTGATTTGTAATCTCTTTTGCCTTGTATACTTGGGAGATATGCCTTGCCGTTGTCCATAGAGTTTGATTGAGTACCTTTCATTGAATTCCTTTTTTCCTTTAGACTTAAAGACTCGGTGCATTTGTACCATAAATCTTCTTCGTCGGTGTTTATCTATGTGATATTCATCGGGCATTATGAACTTCCTTGCTTTTACGAATTTACCCTTAAACCAGAATTTAGTACTACCCTTTTTAAGAAGTTTACCATTCATATCGGATAATTCTCTAATGCCTTGTTTTATAAGTTTCCTCCCAGATATTATATGGATATACTGAAGAACATCTACACCATAAAGATAAACTAAGGTAACCTTTACTTGATGTCTAGTAAAGTATGGTATACCGGTTAGATGTTTCCTATATAATTTCTTTTCAGTAACAATCTTATTGGTAGTATCTGGTCTCCAAGTCCATATATAATATCTATCTGGTCGTATGGGTCCATTGTTACTTTCCTTTAGCTTTACCATTTATATTCCTCTTTGCCATTCTATACCAAAGATTGATAGATTTCTCATTTGCTTCGGGGAATTTCTTTTTCATTCTCCGAATAACTCTATCAAGTTCAAAACCTTTTGCAGTTAATTCGAATACATAAGATTTCTTTGTACCCTTGATAAGATTAAATTCATCCCTCTCTCTTGGTGGTTTCTTTTCTCGAGGTTTCTTTATTCCGGGAACTCGTTTTGTTCTCCTTTGCCCATTTTCCCCCTCTTCTCCGAGAAACCCAAGCCTTAGTCGAGAATTCCTTAATGGGTCATCTTTTGAATACCCAATAGTTTCCAATTGCTTATCCATCCAATCGTCATATTTATCAATTAACGATTTATCGGGCTTCTCTTCTGATACATTGATATAATGTAATAAGTCAAATACCCCAGCAGAACAAGCATCAGGGAAAGGCATCCCTAATATTATTGCCTTTCTCTTTAAATCCTTATAAGTCATGTTTCTCCCAGAAGCACCAAGGAAATTTGATTTCTCCTTGGATGGAGCTTTCATGTCTTTTCTACTCTTTTTTGCCATATCATTAATATTTTAAGTATTCATTTATTTTCTTTGCAAATATAAGAATAAATAATTTAATCTTATCTTATTTCTCTATTTATTTTTATAAAAATCCGAGGTTTTTGCTCGGTTCGCAGCAGTGGATTTAGGTTTTTTATGCTTTCTCTTGATATGTGTGTTATAAGCCATATCCAATTTCTTAATATTGAATTCTATGTTGTTCACTTGATTATAGTTTACTGCTCTTTCCACACAGCAACGGTACTCTGGCCAGAATTTTTGTCCAAGCTTAACAGATTCGGTTTTAATCATGAACTTAGATACCATAAAACCAAAGGTATCAGCATCATCTTTAGTTTTAAATACATACATGTAGAATCTACTAAATTCATCTACTACTTCATCCAAAGGTCTTACTGGTAACAATAGATAACCATCGGTATATAGGTCCTCAGATATTAAAGCTACCCAATACTTTTTCTTTCCTGGTTTTACTTTATACCTAAACCTTTCCTTGAGTTTAGTGTGCATCCAATCCGGTACTCTATTAAGAAGATACTTGATATATATCTTATCTTTCTTATTCGACCGCCTTTTAAATGCAGATGGCTGTTGTAGCATCCTTGGAAGTATTCTAAAGTTATTCCACCTATCAAATTCAAGAATTAATCTTAGAGTGTCCATATCCCATTCATCCTCAGACTCCTTTAACCTCTTCATGTTTCTCTCTATATTTTTAGAGTTTACCTTTGGGAGTAATTGAGCTGAGTCTCCTGTGAATAAGCTTGCTTCTTTTCTTTTTAATCGTTTCTCTAAACATCCCTCCATATAATCTTGGAAATTCCTCTCACAGGGGCAATCTGGTCGAAAAATAGAAGTGTGTTTCTCAAAAAAATCCGAGAATAGCCTAAAGAATTTCTCTGACCGTTCCCGGATTTCAAGATACTTGTAATGAGATAACTTTAAAATTTCACCAGCTTCCCATGAAGATTTACTTTCTGATAGTTGAAGGAATAATGATTGTTGTTCTTTATCAATTAAACAACTCCAGGCTTTTTGTTGAGCTTCGTTCATAACATTAAATTCTCCTATATCTCATTATACTATCAATTGCTTCATTGGTTATCTGATTAGGGTCATATTCCCCAGAATTAGCATAAAGCTTATCTGGATCATGATTTAAATATACACTATATATAACGTTGTCAAAAGGTAACCATACTTCCATTCTTCCCATTTCAGGGTATATAAGAACTTTTACTCTTTTACAAAGATGGTCAACCTCTAATACTGTAGCATCTACTCCCTCATAAGGATAACCTCGTAATACTAAGTAATCTCCAGGCTTTACATTGACTAAATCATCCACTGAAAACTTCTTATTCTCTCTAGCAATACGTTTAAATCGCCTTACTTCTTTTCTACTACAAGTAGCCACTAAAGAGAAATCATCAAAGTCTTCTGCATTGTCAATCCTTACCTTTTTCTTTCTTGGGTGCATTGTCTCGGTATTACGTAACCAAGTTCTGATACCAGATATATTCCTACGTAACTTATTAAGAAAGGGCCTTGAGAATGCTAATTTAGTGGGCATTCTCATAAAACCATAATTGAATAATACTGGTACTTCTTCGAATACCATCTTACCCTTTGTGGTTTTTCTTAATACGTTTACCATAGGAATAATTGCCTTGATTTGGTCATACCCCTTTTCTTTGAGTTCTTTATTGATTTTATCACAGTACTTCCTTTCAAGGTAAAATATACAATATGAGTATGGGGTATGCTTCTTCATAGGTTACCGGTTTTTAAGAATTAACTTAGCTTGTTTATGTACTAACTTATAGTTTACATTCTTCAATATATCACTAGCCATGAATACATAAAGAATCTCATCTATCTTTGGTACATCAATTACCATAATATTGGCTTTATCGAATAGGGGTTTATAGAATACGGAAGATAAATCCTTTCCAACTACAAAGAAAAATTCTTCTGATGGCATTGAATTATATCTCATACAGAGTATGGGAACTTTATTTGCTCTTTTTGCATCCTTAGAAGCTTGTTCCCAGAATTTCAGTATATCGCATCCCTTATTACCTAAGAGTAGATGTTCAAACTTAATCTCTTTATAGTTTTTACACTCAACCGATATTTTACATCTATGGGCATGTCTCTCATCCTGACACATGATATCAGAAGCTAAATCCCTACTCTGATGATTTGCCCCAGAGTATGGAGTTCTCCCGAATTTATAAGAAGTCCATTTGGTAAACCATTTGGAAACTTTCAATTCAAATTTATTACCTTTGCGTTTACTATTTGCCATAATTGTCTTGTTATAACTTAATTATAACATTATAGTAATTGGTATCTACTCAGGCCTTGGGTCTTTTCCACTTGCAAAATTTTAGTATTACCTAGAGGAAGAGAATCTAAGTGGGTTATCAAGAATAAAGTTTTCTCTTTGAATATGTGACGTATTAGTGAGGTAACTACTTCTACATTATCTGAACTTAAAGATTCAAATACCTCATCGAGAAATGCTAAGTTAATACCCTTAGAAGCCGTAAGAGCTTCATTCATTGCAAATGCCATTGCAACATTACATAATTGTTTTTCTCCACCGCTAAGTTCATCATAATCAATTATTTGCCCATCCCTTTCAATAAGAGTAACAAATTCTTTTCTAGCAGTGCCCAAATCAATATTAAATTCAATCCTAAATCCCAATACCTCTGAATACTTATCAAGGCATTTATTTAAGAACTCAAGGGATGAATCAAATAGATAAGCCTTAATCCCATTATTACCCAATGGGTCATTAATTAACCAGTTATAATTCTCTAACTCTAACTCTTTATTGTGAAAGTCTTCATCAACCTTCCGTAAATTCTTCCTAATCTCCTTAAGTTTTTGTTTATACTTTGGAGACATGACCTTAAGCTTTTCTTGCTTGAGCTTAGCCAGGTCTTCGTCAATAGAAGCAATATCAGAAGCAATATCATCACAGTCTGATTTTAATTTCTTATACCTATCATTTACACTACTAAGTTCTTCCAACCTTTCTGATGCCTCCTGATACTCCTTATCATATTTATCAAGGTCAGAGAACGCTTTATATATTGATTTGGCATCACGTAACGCACGTTTGTAGTTACCGGCTTCTAACTGTATTACTAATTCTTTAATTACTTTCTTAAGAGGTACATTCGATAAATTCTTTGCATCTTTTATCTTACTCCTCAAATCAAGGATTAGTTCATTTTGTTTTTTAATCTTTATCTGAAGCGAAGCATCTACTTCATCCTTGATTTGTTTTTGTTTTTCAATCAGTAACTTAGTTAGCTTTTCTCTATCTTGCTTTAACTCTCTTCTTTCTTCTTTGATTTTTTGCTTGAAAGATTTTTCTCTATCTCTCATATCGAAGTAAGCTTCCTTGTTAGCCTCTAATTCTTTCTTAAGCATTTGAGACTCATGCTCTACCTCATTTATTTGAGATATCAAGTTATTTTTATCTTGTAATGCAATGCCTTTAGCAAGGTTTAAGAACTCTAAGTCAAATACTTCTTCGAATATCTTTTTCTTATCCGAATTAGATTCTTGTATAAGTCTCTTTATACCCTGACCAAACATGATTGAGTTCATAAACAGAGTATAGGACAAACCTATTTCTCTGTTTATGGCATCTTGTATTTTACCTTTCCCTTTTATATCAATGATATCACCATCCTTGATAAATATAAGTCGGTCTTTACCTTTAGCCCCATCATCAAGTACTCCCTCATACTTTTGACATCTTATTATCTTATAGGTATGTGAGTCTTTTTGGAAGTATACTTGAACTCTGGTACCTTTGTAATCTTTAGGTCTTACTTGTTTCCATGTATTTACCTCAGAAACTCCCTTTAGGTTTTTCCCATATATTGCCCATACCAAAGATGAAAGGATAGTGGATTTCCCTTTGCCATTCGGAGCTTTGATTAGTATGGTACAAGTTGGGTTTAATTGTAGGTGTAAGGATTCTATTGAACAAAATCCTTCTGCCTCTAAGTTTAAGAACGTTAACATGATTCAGCCTTTTTAAGTGTTTCAATTAATAGATTAGTTTTAACCTCATCTTTAATACCTTTCTCTCTTAGGTATCTCTTTGCTAGAGACTTCTTAGAAAGTTGCTTAGTAATCTTATGTTTATTATTAACTGGAGTACTAGCTTTTTGGGGAATTACCGTATAATAATTACCATCATCCTTAATATCCTCTTCCCTTTCTACATCGATAAATTTCGGAAACCTTTTTAATTCTACAAATTCCATGGATAGGTCTGAATAAAGTTTCCAATATCCAAGTTTACAATTTTTATCTGTCCTTCTTTGTTGATAAGGGGCTCCTATCATATATACTTTCTTTGAAAGTCTTTGGGGTTTGTGTATATGCCCACATAATACTAAATCAAATTTATTCAGAGTATTTACATTGAGATTTTCTACTGAGTTTATTTCCCTGCCATCAGTATCTTTTGCTCCTGGATAGTCAGTATGAAGCATAAGTATATGCTTACATCTTTTCTTATCTCCTACTAACTTAATCTTATTAAGATATTCGGATAAGCCAATGTTATTATCAATATAGGGAACTCCATATATATAGGTATTACCTATATGAACCCTTTTTAGGTCTATATTTTTCAAAAACCTATATATCCCAGAAAAAAAGATATCCCAAGAAAAAGAGGGTTTATCTATTCGGTTAATTCGGTTTAGTGTATGATTTCCGGATATATTATACATAATCCAGTCTTTTTCATCAAGCTTCTTAAATTCATCATGTAGAATTTCTGCTAGTTCACTAGAAATTCTATTTGACTCATGTAATAAATCACCACAAAATAAAGCAGGAACCTGATACTTCATACATTCATCGGATATAATCCTTAACACCTTAATAGCAGTATTAAGTCTAGTTTCATATTTTCCCCAAGAGTGTAAATGGAGGTCTGAAAATACGATAAATCTTAGTTTCTTAAGTGGGCCATTTAGATTACCATCTTTAGAAGCTTGTTCTGTATTTTCAGAATATGTACCCCAATAGAGATTATCTACCCAATTATGAATTCTTATATTATCCCTATGACATACACATGGCTTATTTAAAGGATTAGATATATAAGCTTCAGCTACTAACCTATGGATATAAGCTCTTCTTAATAGGTTTAATTTACGGATTTTTAATACGGCTTGTTGATACCCATTAGAGCGAGTGTATATTTTATTTTGATGATATTCATCTGTTAATCTACCCTTTTTGTCATACCTACTATATAACAAACCATCCCGGGTAATGTGATACCCGGGAAAGCCTTTTATATTATCAATCATTACTTCTTTCCCCATATCCTATCTAAATGGTAATTGATTTGTTCCGTTCTCATACCTAAATCGAGCTCAGATATACAAATAGTGGGTATTTCCCAATTTGCAAGCAATTCCCCCATAAGAGATGATATCTGAACTTGGAAGAATCTGTTAAGTATTCTCTTACCATTATCTTCCATTGACCAATGCTTATAAGTATCTAGATTTAATGGTAAGAAGATTGCTACATCACATTGATCTTCCATTAAAGTCTTACATTGACAGAAAAAATGTTCCATTTCACATTCTGGTAAAGTTCTTGATTGCTTATACCAAAAATAAGCAGCCAAATCTGCATAACTCCTATCAGTTACGAAATATTCTCTATCCTTGAATAACCTATTCCTTTTGTTCAGAAGTTGAAAATCTGCTTTATACATTGCCTCCGAACCGAGGGATAATATTTCATTATGTGATACCCCTTCAGTAGCAGGTAATAAATCTGACATACTACCAGAAATAAAAGGTAGATCTTCTCTCTTAGCTACATACTTAGCTAAAGTAGTTTTCCCTATACCAGAGGGACCTACAAACATAATTCTCTTACTCATGATGTAATGCTTTAAATGGTTTTATAAATTCATTTGTCAAAAATGATGCTAAAGAGTATTCGATACAAAGTTCTTTGAATTTCTCATACTTAAACTTCTTCTTTGACTTAATTGGTAACTTATCCAATGGATTATGTCTTACAAACCAGAAAAGGTCGATTAACTGTTCATTCCTTTTCCATATTTGAAGATATTCTTTGTTCTTACTCTGGGCAATAAACTTCTCAATTCTACCCTCATCAAGGATTTTCCTTGCTTTTACTGGGCCTATACCCGGGAACCCTGGTATATCATCGGAGGTATCTCCAACCATTGCAAGATACTCTACCGTTTCATGAGAATGGTAACCGAATAATTCTTTGCAGTTATCCATTCTTATCATCTCATCTTTTCTGGGATTATATATCCTCAGGTTATTTGATAGCAACTGGTTAAAGTCTTTATCCGATGATATAAGTATCATTTTCTCGGATTGGAATTTTTTAATTGCAAGGTATGCTAAGAAGTCATCTCCTTCATATACTGTAGATTTCTCTTTATCGAAGATATAATTAATTCTTAGCATACCCAGCATTTTCATTATAATTGCCTTTTGCTTTTGCAATGATTCGTAATCTACAGATATATTTTTTCTATGTCCCTTGTAATTGGGCAATAACTTCGTCCTTACTGGTGAATGACCATTATCGAATGAAATATAAACCTCATCCGGTTCGAACCTTGTAAGATACATATGTAGAGATTTGAAAAATCCGAATATTGCCCCACTCGGTTTGCCATCGGTAGATTTAAGTTTTTCAAATTTGTGAAAACTTTGGTGTAAAATATTTTCGCCGTCAACTAATAATATTAATTTTTTATTTTTCATATTTATTTTTATATTTAATATAATAATCTGATATTAGTTGATGTCCCAGCCCGGTTATCTCTGATACCTCTTTTCTAGTAAACCCCATACCTATCAACTTAGGTATATATGACCTTTGAATCTCTGTACCTTTGATACATTTACCTTTTAATTTGTTTACCATCCTCCCATCCCTAGAAGCTTGAGACATATTGTCTTTTTGTGTACCCCAATAAAGGTTCTTAACTGAATTATTAGTAGGTACATTATCTTTATGGCAAACATAGGGTAAATTTTCGGGATTAGGTATATAAACTAAAGCCACTAATCTGTGTAATAACCATTTTGTAGTACCTATACCTGGTTGAGATAATCCTACTATATACCTCCCATTCTTATTTAGATGAGGTTGTTTTAAGTGATATCGTTTACTTAATATACCCTTACCATTAACATCCCACCTTGAATATATTTTACCTCCCTTAGAGATGTGGTATCCTGGATATCCTGGGATATTATCATGAAGTATTTTATTCTGATACTTACCTTCTCCATGAGTATAGATTGGAGAAGTCCAAGACAGACTACCTATCTTATTCTTGGACCTTGTAAATTGTGTTTTCTTGCTCATCGTCCAAAATCTAATTCATAAAGTGAAACTTCTTGAATCTTTTCCTCTCCAAGATATACATCTAAATAATTCTCTGGTTGGCTATAAGCATCTAGATACCTAACCCTAGATTCCATTCTCAAATTTTTCTTAAGGTACTCTTTAATTACTTTCTCTATACCTTCTACCTCTTTCTTATTCATCGTCTTCCTCCTCCTCTTCTGAATCTGAATAGTTTTCATATTCTACACCATCGACTGGGAATATATTTGTTTCTATCTTCTCCAGTTGCTTTTTAGTAGTACCTATGGTATTTACTCCGGCTTTCCGTAAAAGTTTTCTACGAAGTTCATCGTCTTCTTCCAAAAGCTTTTGGAATTTCTCTTCCCCTCTTGCAAGAGTTTTCCCTTTCAATTTATACCCACCAGTAGTTTTTTCGATTACATCGGTATCTACTAATACATCCTCTAAAGCATAGCATCTATCAAATCCAACCTCATGGAATTTAGGGTTGAAATATACTGGGCATTTACTAATTGTAGGTCTAGGAGGAGCAACCTTATTTTTAATAAGTCTAATTGTGACAAGTTTTCCAGCTTTTCTTTCTTTCCCATTTTGTTTGATTGTAACAGACCTTCCCGAATAGAAAGCAGCTCTGATTGAAGCATAGAATTTGAGTGCAGCACCTCCTGTAGTTGTTGTGTTATCTTTTCCAAATCCGACATTTAAAGCAGTTCTTAATTGGTTAATATAGATCTGAGATACTCCCAGTTTGTAGAATAATTCACTTCTGATACGAAAGTATTTATAAAGAGCCTTTGCTCTACCTCCCATTTCGGCTTTACCATCAACCATCTTAGCATCAATATTATCTGTACAGTCCGTAGCTGCAATAGAATCGATTACTAAGAGTATTGGTTCATTGTGAGTTAATTGAGAACGTAAATAAATTGCCAAGTCTGCTACTACATCTGCAATATATTCAATACGAGTATCATTAACGATAGTTACTCTTGCAGGGTCTACCCCATTTATCTCTGCCCAAGAATTCATCCATGATTGTTCAGCATCTACCCAGATTACATGACCTCCAAGTTGTTGAGTAGCATAAGCAAAGTTATAAGCCACCAAAGATTTACCAGATGATTCTTCTCCAGCAATCTCTACGATTTTACCATAAGGAATACCCTTACCAAATAAGTAATTCAAGGCAAAGAAAGTTGATGGTATATATAAATCAGTATCAGTAACTTCTGAAGCTAATTTAATCATACTCCCATATTTCTTTGCCATCTCATTTGCTGTTGGTACTTTTAAACCAACCTTAGATTTCTTTGCCATAATGTAATGTCTTTAAACTAAAAAAGGTGATAACAGAACGAATCTAATTACCACCTTCGAATGAAACCATATTACTAACCCTTAAATATCCGATTTGTATTTTCTTTTCTTTTTCTTTGGCTCATCATCTTCCATATAATGGTCTTTGTGAACTCCCTTTTTCTTTTTCTTCTTGGATTTATCATCCTCATCGTCATCTCCATGGTCTTCGTTTAAATACTGAGAAAGTAAATCCTCCAACTCATCATAGGATTTGATTTGAGAACGAACTATTCCCTCAAGGTCAATTGTACCTTGGTATTTCTTATCCAACTTAGTTGGTTTGCAAGCACGAGCAGAATAAGTAGTATCTAGTTTACCAGACCCTGAACGAATTACCTTGATATCGTATCCAGTTTTTGGGTCTGTCATATCACCAGCTTCGTCTTCGTCAAGATAGAGGTCAATGATATCCTGGTATACTGAACGAGGAACTAAAACTCCCTTATCTTTACCTTCGTAATCTACCTTACTACCCTTTTCATCTGAATAGATGATACCACCGATAACGTATCTTCTCCTTGGTACCAAATTTTTTGCAAGCTCCTTGTCATCTTCATCCTTGGAGTTTTTCAATTCTTGGTACTTCTCCATGAATGGGCAGGGTTCATCAAAAGTAGCCGGAGATATAACTCCTCCCAAATTGCCTCCCAAGTAGAATTGAATAATTTCTATACCCAATTCTTGGTCATCGCCTGGGGACTTAATTCTCATTCTCAGAGTTCCTTCTTTTGGATATACCAACCCACTGCCATTTCCCTTAGATTCTAGCTGTTTCTTTCTAGCTAGCATCTTTTCTTTTGTAGAAAGCCCTTCTGATGAAACTTTCTTTTTCTTTTTGTCTTTTATCATAATGATTAGTTTTAATTATTCGGTTCTGAGTAAACTACTTCATTCATACTCAATACGGTAAGAACGTTTTTCTCTAAAATCCGTTTAAGAGCCGGAGAAAGTTTGTCTGTTTCGAATTCAAGTTCTTTACCTGCATACAAACCATAGGTAACTATTCTACCTACAGCAACCAATTCTCGGTAGGTTTTGTATTCTTCGGTAATTTCTCCACTTTTTACTACCACCCCCTTACGAGGAACTCCCTCTTTTACTTGTTCAGGGATAATCAAACCAGATCTAGTTTGATTTACCTCCTTTGGAGATAAGATAAGTACCCGGTTTTCTGTTGGACATCCGGGTAATTCTCGATTAAATTTCTCAGCTACAAGAGATGAGATAAATGTCATTGAATAATTCATATTCTAATACTGTTTTTAAAAGTTAGTAATTGTTTATAGTTCAATGGGTTAACCCTTTCTTAGGTTCGCATTAATAGTTCTTAATATATTTTCGCGTGACTCATAGCACTTACATATAGTTATGAACTTATTTGCTTTTTCTACAGCTTTTAAATACCTTTCATTGATAGAAGAGTATTTCTTGTTAAGGTTTGCCTTATGTGATACATACTCATTATTCCATCTTTCATTAGCGTCCTTATAATATAACCAGGCATTCGAATAAGCTTCTTCTTTTTCTCTTGCTAGAGCATCTCTTTCTTTTATATACTTATCTCTCAAAGAAGCAAGTACATAATAACTAGAAGGAGATTCTCGTAGCTGAGAATTAATTATATTCTCATTGATAGATAATTCCTTTTGGATATCAATCTCAATAAGTTTACCCTCGAACTTAACCTTTAGTTTTTTCAGTTCCGTCTTCATAAACTTCCAATAAGTTTTTAAAGTCTTCTTTACTAAATTCTCCCTTACCTATTGCCTTAGTTACTTGAGCAAAAGCCATTTGATAGGCAAGTTTCATACCCGGCAAATTAAGAAGAGATTTATAGATGCTTACCTTATCTACCAAAGCCATTAATCTTAAGTCACATAAGTTATCTGTACCGCCTCTATCAAGTAATGCCAAAAATGCAGCCCAATAAATATGGGTGGCATCTTCATAAGCAAGTTTACCATCCTCATCTGTAGCCATTACTTTAAAAGCCAACCCCTCTAAAGTAGTAAGGTTAGTTTGTACTTGGGATAATTGAGTCTTTAATCGATTGAGTAGCATCTTTTCTTGTCCACTCAATCTTAAATTAACCGTATCTAAATACTTAAGTAAATTTTCAATAGAATAACCTAAACACCCCGCAACCATATAAGTGAGGGCAGTTAACTTACTTGCATTATCAATCTCTTTCTGTGTTGCCATAATTCCATAAATTTATATTATTTATGTAGACATAGTATCTTCTCTTTTCGCTTCTGTAGTGGTAGATACTGAATCTGAATGCTTTATATTGGTTTTACAATTTGGGCATTGTATTACCTTAAAAACACTGCTATTAGATTTATCATAAACTCTAAAAGCTTCGCTAGTATCATACTCAAATTCACAATCACATATTGGGCACTTAGCTCGCCATATTGTGGGACCGTTTAAAATCTTTTTCATATTGCTTCATCTGTTTGTTAAAACGTTTCTTATATTCTGAGATAGATATGTGTTTATACTTTTTATGCTCTTCCATATAGGCTTCTACTGAGAAATCTGGTTCTAACATTTTCCTATAATCATATCCTGGAATAAATGGTAGTTCTTCTGCCATTGATCTGCCTATGACAAAATCCATGTCCATCGTGACGTCATCTATCTGAAAGCCGAAATATGGCTTAGTTAAGGGGTTCCTATAAATTTGCCACATCTCATATATACTCCAGATATTTATATTCTCTGGCTTAGTAATCTGATAATTAGCATCATGAACTAAACATACAGATTTAGTAGAGGGTAATTTACCTTGTCTCATTAAGTAATATATTAAAATACTACCAAATAGACACATATCTGAAGCTGCAGACTGACAAGGAAAATTTAATGCTAGTCGTAAAGCATAAGCTTCTTCTCCTCTATCAGAGGAATAGATTTGGGGTAATCTCCTTTTTCTACCAAATAGGGATACTAAGTAACCCCTTTTTCTAAGGAATTTCTCTTGTTTCTTTAAGAAGGTCTTTAACTTAGGATGTTGACCAAAGAATATATCCATTTCCTTCTGAGCTTCTTCTGGTGTAACTATAATACCAGATTTTGGGTCTGATAATTTTACTGCTAGAAGTTTAGCACCAATACCATAGATAAGTCCAAAGGCAATTTGTTTAGCTTGCTTTCTCCTTACCTTCCATATCTTATGATCTGGATGATTTTCATCTTCATATATTTTTAAAGCTTCTTCGTAAGGTATATGATACTTAGTTGCAGCAATTGCCAAGTGGGGGTCCTGACCTGAATTAAAAGCATTCAAGTAAGTTTCATCTCCAGATAAGTGAGCCATGATTCTTAATTCTGCTTGGCTAAAGTCACTAGCAATATATAAAGTTCCTTTTGGGGCTTTTAGTTGTAATTTAATATTTGGGTCTACTGATGTCTTTGGTATTTGTTGAGCATTAGGTTCAGCTGAAGATAGTCTTCCAGAGGTAGTCCCATGAATAAGGAATCTTCCATGTAACCTATTATCATCTTGTACTTTTTCATTCCAACCCTCAATATAGGTTTTATACATCTTCTCTAGCCCTCGTAATTCAAGAAGCCTATCAAGGAAAATTGCCTTAGGTGAATCTGGTTTTTTAACGGTTAATCTTAAATTAGTAAGAGTCTCTTCATCTGTACTTGGTTTACCGGATTCATTGTTCTTAATTACCTCGAAATGAAAACCTTCTTCTGAATACATCAATGCGGGCAAATCAACGGGACTACCCAAATTAATGGGTCTTATTAATTCTTGTTCCTTTTTAGTTGTGAATATACCTGCCTTGATATTTGAGATTTTCTGTTCCCTTGATGCAATCTTTCGTTTGTCTTTTGGATCATTATAATCTAATTTTTCAAGTTCTGATTCGATAGATTGAATATACTTATCGATCTTTTCTTGGTTATACTTCTTTTCGAATTTCTTTACTCTGGGCAAGTCATATATAGCTTGTCTAGCCGCATCTATTTTTGGTTTATAAGTTTCCAGTAGTTGATTATTGAACTCCCTATCTAGATATAAACCATTCTTCTCTACTGAAGTGAGTACCCTTGATGCAGACATGATTAAATTTCTGAAGGTACTGTACAAACCCAAGTCAATTAATTTCTTCTCAAAGAATATCATTAACCTAAGAGTATAATCCGTATCTTGGCATCCATAATGGCAAAGTGGGTCTAATTCTTTTTCATCCCAAGGTATCTTATCGAAAGCATCTTGTTTCTCATAATTACCATACTCTGGCAAATACCTTCTTACCATTGATTTTAGATCATTGGGTTTTTCCTCGTTTAATAGATATTTTGCAAGCATACCATCTAAACAAGTACCTCTATAGAATATTTGATACTTCTGGTTTATCTGATCATCGAACTTCCAATTCCATGCAACCTTTACAATATCATAATTCTCAATTACCTCTTCCCCAAATTTCCTTAGCATCTTTTTCCAATTCCAACCCGGTGAAGTATAATCTTTTGTTTCGAAATGGTCTAAAGGAATGGAAGCACCAAATCCTGGCATCCAGGATACTGAGAGTATAGTTGGCTTAAAATCCCTATTATATATGGGTTTTGCATTCGATTCATAGTCACAGCAAGCATAACCTGTAGCTTTACAACAAGCAATAAGTTTCTTAAGCTCTCTCTTGTTTTTTATTATTGTATACCGTGTTTCCATATTTTAAAATAGAAAGAGGGACATACCCACCAGTAGTAGATACATCCCTCGTATATTAGTATTTCTCTTGTAAGTCTTCCAGATTAGAAGCTAATGCTGTCCAATCTTTCTTATAAGCATGGAGAGAATCTATAGTATGGTACAAGTAGCCAGGTTTTACTCCTACCTCTTTAGCTACATATTCCATGAGTCTCCATGCAAGGTATACGTCATTACCAAAGTGAGTAACAAAATCCGAACTTCTTTGATGATAGCAAATATGTAATACCTTTTCTCCCTTACCATTCTGACGGATAAGAAAATCGTAATACATAGAGCATGGAATACGTCTACTTCCATCAAGGAATCTTAAATCTGTACCATGAAATATGGGGAGTACTGCTTTACGAGTGTCATTGTCTCTCTTAAGAAGTTCGATAACCGATTGCATTGCTGAATCACAATTGAAAGAGGTACTACCCTGATGATATAATGGATTCCAAATACGTTCTGGATAAGTATAATCAAATTTACCATTTACCAAGAACTGTTCCCATAAATCTTTTCTTAATTCCCAAGCCTTACCAGGGTTTAGTTCATACCAACCAACTCTTTCTTGAAATTCAGCATCTGCCCATTCTTTTGAATGAGAGAATACGAATAACCATACTGGGTCTCCCAATGAAGTTAAGCAATATTGTTGGCAAATAAGTTCTTTAGTAATAAAATCCTCATTACCTTCAATCACTTTGTTCTGATAGGTCTTTGGTTTTACAGTTTGACCATAACTGTTGAGTTCTCTGCCCATTTCGGACATCAACTCAAAACTGTTAGAATATATCCTCATATAATATAAATATTTAATTGTATGACATTGTAGAACTAACCCAGGTCATATGCCAGTAGCGATATACAAAATCATCAAAATCCTCTACCTCTTTTAATAACAAGGGTATATCTGGTTCTCCCCCGTTCTTTTTAATCTCAAAAACTTGGTAATAGAATTTGTTTACTAATCCTATACGCTTCTGATTTAAAAATTCCTTAGCTTCCATTGTTCTTTTGTTTTAAAAGTTTCTTTTTATAGGCTTTACGTTGAGAGTAAGAAATTACATTCTCGGGATATTCAATATCTTCGTATTCAAGAAGTAATTCTTTTGCTTTCATTGATTTATATGTTTCTTCATATAAATCTGGTCTGAGCACTTTAAAACTTCTAAAGAATACCTTGAATGAAGAGAATTCCTTCTCTGTACCCTTTTGGAATTTCTTCCATATCTCTTTTATTCTCTTATTCCAAGCATTCTCTTCTGCCCCCTTAAGTACCTTCTTCAATGGCTTATGGGTATGATACATTAGAAGTGTCTCCACATTTCCGTACATTTGAGTCGCGAATAGGTTGATTTGTACTGACTGATCCGGACCATATACGTACTCTGACATTCGTTGAATTAATAGGAAATCGAATATTAACCTCTTGGTAATCTCCGAAGCCCGAACTACCATTGTAATAACTGGGATGTCCTCCCCGAATCGTTTTGAAAAAGTCGCTGCTATTAGACATTGCTTTCCGTTATCATGATGATTGTTAAACATATAGGTTATATTGTAATTCTGATTGTACTTATTTCTCAGTACTCTCAGTTTACTACGCAACAAGTCAAGCTTATTAAAATCTATGTAGTTATTCAATAAGCTAGTCCACTTAGTTTCTTTATAATTGAAACATCTACCATAATCAAATTCTGGGTCTACCCAGGCTTTTCGTATTTTTATAAATACGTTATACACTACTGCTACCCCACTATTAGCCATAGCACCTTTCCCAAATAGGATTGGGTCTAATCTTAAAAAACCCTCATTAAGTTTTTCCCATGCTTCCTGTGAAGTAGCAAATTCTAACGAATGGAGGGACTCCTCCGTATTAAGCTGAAGTCCCTCTAATTTCTTATTCCAACCCGACATATAACTGGCTGATTTTTAATTAGTTACTAATAATTAGTATTTTGTCTCCATAAATTGAGACGTTGTTTTTTAAAGAATAAACTAAACAATCCGCAAGGAGTAAACCCATTCATGGCTAAAAATCCCATATAGAGATAGAATGACTTTACCAAAGATTCCTGAAAATCTATTTCTTTGGTCATCACTTGAGTTTGTTTCCAGGGTCTACATTTAAGGAAGTTCCTTGCTTTATTAAGTTCATATATTACTTCCCATAAATATAGCTTCTCATTTTCATGAGATATCTCGCTCATTTCATGAAAACCTGGGGTATAAGAAACTATCTTATCATATTCTGCTCTATCTTCTCTTGCCCAATCAGTTGGACTTAGTATAGGGTATTTCCTTACACTTCGATGGTCTGGGTACTTGATGAGTAAGTCTTTGACTCCAATTGCCATTACCTCAAATAAACTCTTTGCATCTTGGTATTTTAATATATCTTCTGGCAATATATTAGAATATAAAAGCAAAGTAAAGAAGAATCCCAAAGCATCTGCTTGTTCTTCATTTGCATTTGCTAGATGATTTAATACCTGAGTATATTCCTCTGAGGTTAAACAATCATTATTCCATCCATAATCACGATATATAGATACTACTTCATCGGTAGATTCGAATCCTTCAGTTAACTCTTCAATAACTCTACCAATAAAATCCTTTAGAATAACTTGGCTCTTTGGATTATTTATATCTAATGGGTAATCTGGTAGCTTTTCTATGGATTTATATCCAGAGAATTGCTCTATCCCAAGAACATACATTTCTTGTAATATCCGTGCCTCGGTTTCTTCTACCTGAGGCACTTGTTCACTTATATTTCTGATATCCATAATCATTTACTCCCTGATGAACCAAAACCATTTCCCCCTCTACTTCCCCACATCTGTGATTCAGTATAGAATTCCTCTTGCTGAATCTCTTCTGGCTCCGTAATATAGATTGGTACATGAATAAATTGTACCAACTTCTGCCCAGCCTCGATAATCTGAATTTCTTGAGAGGTGTTATATATCCCAATGTGTATTTCACCAACATAGGGAGAATCTACTATCTCAGCAGTAAAGAGTAAACCTTTCTTAGTAGCTATACCAGATTTGTTTGCTGCCATTAACATAGATGCAGGAGGTTCTAGCAAACCCTTGATACCGGATGGGATAAGTATACGATGCCCAGGTTTTAAAGCTATATGCCTTACAAAAGCTTCACCAAATGGAACATCTAAAACATACCCATCTAAGTCGAATTCGTTCTTGGCATTGATATGCTCAGGGTATAGATTAGTTGGTACATAAAAATCTAACCCAGCATCATTTGGGTTTGCTCTGTTGGGAGATACTACCTCCCTTACTTTGATAAATCTAAATCTGTTCATAATATATTACATTTACGTAAAAGTTGTCCAAAGGTTAATTTCTCGGGTCTAGAAACATGTACTCCCAATGAATTACACATTCTAATAACATCTGTAGAACCTTCCATACAAAGGTTAGCAAGTACATCTTCTTGCTTTACAAAATAGTTTGGGTTGTTAAGGTATACCTTGAACATAGCCCATATCATCTCTATTGGTTTCATTATTTAGTACACTCTTTATAAAGTTCTCTAATACGTTTTCTGGGTACTTCGAATTTCTCAACGGTTTTGGTAATAACTTCTTTTTTGTCTTTCCCTTTCCGAATCAAGCCTCTGATGTATTTCTTGATACCAACGGTGTCTTCAAGTACATCTAAATCCTTGTATTGATTCTTCTGTTCAAGTTCTTTCCTGGTGATGTTCAAGTTCTGTGACATCTTGAATGCACATAATTCTGAGTCTCCGCATAGTTTACATTCTTTAGTTGATAAATCATACCCAATACCGAAGCAAGGGTCTCCATTAGTTCCCAGAGTACTAACGTCTATGGGAGTAAGGATATCTTGCTTCGATAAGTCAGGAAGTTGTTTCTTTTTCTTAGCCATTATATGTCCTTTTTACGTTTATAATATATGTATATTTCACTTTTATCTTCTATCGGAACATAAGAATAACCGATGTTATTAATAAATAGTTCCCTGAGTTTATATAATTCTTGGTATGAATTCCTATCATGACTTTCTTGACATACTTTGACCACCATACCATTACTCCAGTACAGATAGAAATAATGAGTAAAGCATTCGGGAGTATTTTGAGAAGTTTCCAAGTTTGATATCCATATCAAATCTCTACAGTTGAATACATGTTTAGGATTATGTACCTCCCCAACAAAGAGAGACTTAAACCATTCTTTAATCTTCATCATAGGTATAATTAATGTGTTTACAATTGGGACAGACCCATTCCTTGAAATGCCATCCCTTGATTTCCAAATCCCTTTTATGAAAACGTTTCTTACAGGAATGACATTGATAACCATCCTTAGAAAGTATGAGGTCTAAAGCGAGTATTATTATCATAATAACAACCGCTGTAATTAAAATATATTTCTCCATCACTGAAAGCCTTTGATTTTCTTTTTAGTGTTATTTGGTTTCCTTAAGAGTATCCAGCAATAAATGCCAGCAGCAGAGATTTGAATTATCCTCCAACCGTCTGATAAAAGATCAGTTAGTTTAGTATCATCTTCATCTCTGATACATATTAGTTTATCATTATTCATAATGCCTATATGCTTATTAATTGTAATCTTCTTTTCCTCCTACGGAGAAAAAGTAAATACTCATAGTACTTCTAGTTAACTCTATATAAGGCTATGATTGGGATGTTTCTTCCATAGCTTGTCTAACAATATTACTTTCAATTCTTGTCTCTGATAATATTGCTTCCTATGTTTACCATGCCTATCTAAATAATTCCCGGGATAGTGAAGGTCATCCAGGTACACTTTCTTTTTAGATTTATCAGTTCTTACCAAACGACCAAGGAACTGAATAGACTTTTCTTGGCTATCCATACTTGCTGCATTGAGTAAGTACCTAAGCTTAGGGAAGTTTTTACCTCGAGCAATGATTGTAGTTGATACCAGGATATCTATTTTACCTTCCCTAAAACCCTTCATTATTTGTTGTCTTAACTTAGATGGAGTATTAACATGCACATAGGCAATATTATAGGCATCGCCCAGTTTCTTTTTAAAGAACTTATATAGATTTTCACAATGTGCAATATGCTTGCATACTACGAGAGCAGGATATCTGCCTTGATTAATATTCCATCGTAATCGAGCATAAGCCATTTTCCTTGCATACCTATTCAAGGTAATAGAATCATCATATATTTCCTTATAGGATATACAATCTGATTCCCAATTACCATACCAAGGTTTACCAGGTACCATCTTTACAACGGTTTTAGTTGAATAACCTTTCTTAATTGAATCCTTAAGTTTGAACTCGGCGAGTACTTTACCAAAGAAACATTCTAAGTTCATATTCTTAACTCTATCCTTAGCAAGCTTACTCATATAAATTGTACCAGATAATCCTATACGGATTCGAGTATTAAATAACCGAGTGATTACATTCTGATATTGCTTACTACCTCCTTGGTCAGCCTCATCGATAAGTACCATATCTATTTGAGATAATTCCTTTTGATAGAATCTCATATTTCTCGAAATAGATTGAACCATGCCTATAGTAAAGTTACTCCAGTTTAAAACTTTACCTTGAACAAAGGTAATGTCTTCTCCCGGAAGATATTGCTTAAATTCTTCTCTAGCTTGATTTAACCAATCGGAGTCATTAGTTATTAACAAAGTCTTTAACTGTTTCTTATAGGTTAAATATAAAGATGACATGATGAGGGTTTTACCTGCATTAACCGTGTAATCCAATACTCCGATATGAAATGGTTTACCTCCAATCGTATTATTAATTACAGCCTTGACTGCTTTCTCCTGTTCTGGTCTTAATTTATATTTGCCTATCTTCGTAACAACTTTACTGACTTTAGGTAAAGGTTGACGCATATCTACAACTTTAGGTTTAATCCCCATCTCAATACACATATCGTATACCTTAGGAAGTAAACCTATTTTAAATTGACCAGTCTTGGTGATGTAGTGAATCTTACCATCCCAATTCTGCATACCTCTTTGCCTTGTACGTAAGTAGAAAGCATTTGGATGTCGAATGGCAAACTCATTATAGAGTTTCTGTGCGAACTTAAGAGGTAAGTCGAGTTCGCACATATTACCATTCTGAATAATTATCTTGCTCATTTTATAATTACGGTTACACCTTTAGATTTAGTTTGAGATTCTGTTCCCAAAGCTTCTCTAAGGAGTTTAACATGATGTTGTTCATCTGCAATAAGCTTTTCAAGAAAAGCTTCCACTATTGAAGCATCAATACAAGTATAATATCTTTCTTTACTATTAAGTAAATCGAGGATTTCCTTATACTTACTGATAGTGAGGAGCTCAGCTTTTAAAGCCTCATTTAAAGCCTCTTTAGAATTACTACCCAACTGGATAGTTAAAGGAGTTATCTCCATGGATGAATATATGGTACTATCAGCTTTCTTTAAGAAATCCTTAATTTTATCGGAATGTTGCATTTCTACTAAAGCTATACCCAACATCAATTCTGATATCTCATCAAATTGTACGGCTTGTTGTGAATACTGGATCACTGCCGTTAATTCAGAATAAATGTTATTCCTAGCGGCAGCTTTGAATAAGTCTAAAATTTCATCTGGCCATTCTTCTAGATTTTCAAAACTTGGGTAATCTACTGATTGGTCTGAATACTTGAGGACATTGATAAAGCTCATCGCTGCATCCTCTACTCGATTTCCTAAAAAGTCTTTCATATTATTTTCGTATTTTATCCCAGAGAGAGCCTTCAACTTCAGGTTCTTCTTCCAGGGATTTTTTGTTCTTATACTTATATAAATACTTATTGTATCTTTCGATGGCTTTATCCGTATACATCTGTGCAATATCTGGTAAACCATTACACCATGCAAGAGATTCGAACTGAGCATCTATGAAAGTCTTATAATTCCAACCCTCCTCTTTTAGGAATTCACCCACCTTTGCAAAGTGTACATATTTTTCTGGTTGATTCTCATAAGATTCATATATACCAGTTGCCTTAGCAATCTTACCTATGAAATAATCATGTATCTCTTTAGTGAGTTCTAAATCTGAATGTTGTAATTCTATCTCGGCATCTATCTGATTAGTAATGTTTTCTTGCATAGACAGTAACCTTTGCATAACATTCCGATAATCGTTCATCCTCTTTAGCCCAGTCTCTATATATTTGATAAAGCCTTCCCGGGTATCAAATTTAAAATCCTCACAGAATGTATTACATACCTCGGCAAGCTTTTTACAATTAGCCCATTCCCGAGAATTACTTTCATTTATTTTACGAACCCCTCTATGTTTTAATTTTATACGGGTTGCATATAAAATATCAGCAACAAGGGCAGCATCCCCCTTAGATGCTAGTAAAATGTTATTAACTCGCTTAGTATTCTTATTGTTAGAAACTAAGACTGCTCTATGATTTATTGCTTCCTTTCGAGCAATAACAAAAAAAGCCTCAACTGGGAAGTTATCTACCTCTAAGGTATTTAATATTTCCTCGAATTGAGACTTAGTGATATGAATACTTGGTTCTCTCATAATCTAGAATACCTATGAGTTCTTACTTCACCAGTTCTTTTATAGGCTTTATAATCTATCTCTTCGACTATCCCTACTGGATGCCATCCCCAATAACCGGGGTTACATGGTTTATACCATTCTTCTAATACATAATAAGTAGAAAACCAACCCACAGTACCTCTCTCATGGTTAAATGGGAAGATAGTTCTACGCTTAACTATTCGTTGTTCATTTAATTGTGGCATACTAATTATATTTTAAGTTATATAATATAATAGGAACTCCCTATTTCAATGAGTTTCTGATAGCTATCAGTTCTTGATAACTTTGGTACCTTGTTTGATATACTAACTTAAGTGTTTTAGCTTTTCTCAAGTCGTTTACATCTTTTCCTTCTGGTAAAAACACCACCTTGACTTTTTTATATGCAACAAGCTTGAGAGCCAAGTTGATGGCATATTTCTTTGCATCTGGATCCAACAGTATAATAAATCTTTCGCATGGGGATTTAAGTAATTCATTGACTTGGAATGCAGATATAGCCTTACCCATTGTGGCAATTCCCCTATCTCCCATGGTGAGAGCATTAAGTGCTCCTTCGCAAATGAATACCGACTGATACATCTCCAACGCATCATGATTAAAGATGATAAATTGTTTTCCCAAACCTGTGATATCTTTGTTCGGGTTATTATACCTGGGTCCTTTTCCAATAACGTTTCTGGCATTGTAATATCTAAGTTGTCCATGTGAATAAAATGGGATGATAAGATACCCATAAGTTTCCCCCATTGTGCCATAGCCGATACCGTATCTCGAAAACTCATCGAGGTTAAAGCCGCGTTTCTTGACATACCCTCTAATGCTTTTTGCAAGTTGGCTGTCTCCAAGCGAAATATTTCTAAATCCCTCAGGGAGATATACTGGCTTACTTTCGGCAAGCTCGATTTTCTCTTCCTTAAATTGAAGTTCATCAAATTGTCCATTGTTCAAAAAATTAATTAGTTCATGGTACTCAGTAAATCCTTCTATGTCCATTATTAGTTGAGCAGGAGAAGGATGGGCATTACATCTAAAACAATTGGTTCTATACATAGAAAGGTTAACTCCCAACTTATGTTCTCTCCCACAATAGGGGCAAGTTGGTATACGTAACCATCCATGCTTATAATCGAATGCTCCTAATCGTTTAATGAAGTATGTCCTTAGTCTAGATTTAAACTGATTGGTTATTTTCATACCCTCTTATAGCTTTTCTAAATTACTTTTCGAAGTTTCTTTAAATCCTCTAAATCTAAATCATTAATAGCAATGATTTGCCAACCATTATGAGATATTTCTAAAGCTATCCCATCAGACCATCTATCTTTTACTACCTCTACTTTCTTTGTTTTCATAACTGTTATTTAATATATTACGAATTACCCTATCACCAACTCCAAATCTCTTTCCTAGAACCCTTAATAAAGTTTTGTTTACTTTCCATTTAGTAAACCCTAATTGGATTAGTTCAGATAATAATGTATTATAATAAGCTTTTACTTTAGGTATATCATTTAAGTTTAATTTACGATGTATATTATCCTTACCCATTACTGAAATCAGATTATTACCATCCCTGATAGATTGGTGTACATTTTCTTTCTGGGTACCCCATTTTAGATTCTTATAATAATTATTATAAATATCGTTATCTAAGTGCATTACTACAGGTAAATTATTGGGGTTAGGTACATAAACAGTAGCTACTAATCTGTGAACAAAAATCTTTGTAGACTTACCATCCCTATAAAGGGATACACTATAGTATTTGGGACGTTTCTTTGGTATTAGTGGGGTAAACTCATTACTTAATTTACCCCTACTTCCTCGGACATATCTTGAATATACGCTCCCAGTTTTAGAAACGTAGTATCCCATAAATCCTGGTATATTATCTTTCATTATATATCTCCTTGCTTTTTGTTATATTTCTCCATATTAGCATCTGGGTTACTAGAACTTTTTAGAGAATTATCCAGTTGTTCTCCATATATCCTGTCATATTCTTTTCGTTGTTCTCTAGTAAATTCGGTACACCGTTGAGTTTCTGTAGAGCATTTAAAAAGAGCTCTACCTGATGGTAGACCATCCCTTTGAACCACTATCTCGGCCCTTAATATATCATCCCTTTCTTCTTGTTCTGTAGCATTTAACCCCATAATTACTTGAGCATTTCTTACTATGGCTATAGAACCAGATATATCATTTTCATCATATCTGGTTTTTCTATGTTTTTTACCCTCTCTAGTAATATGATGTGCAGTCCAGATTATATCAAGTTTCATTTCTTCGGCTAAGTTACTCAAGTCTATATATACATTAGATATTCTTTCGAAATCTTCCCTATCACCAGCTATTGATGCAAGCTTACCAGCGTAGTCAACCATAAGAACTTTAATATCAATTCCTTGATTACGGAGTTGGATTATCTTTTCTCTTATATAAGTGGTATTAGTAATCATTGCTGGTACACGCTCAACCACTAATTCAACTCCAAACCTTGCAAGTTTCCTTAAATGCTTTGCCTCAAGTTTATCATATTCACCCGAGTATAATTCCTTCTTGGTTTTATTAATACTGGATTGAATGAAACGGTCCATGATTTGTTCTTGGCCATTTTCTGTATCAATATATAATACTGACTTCTTCATTCTGAGATAACCTCTTGCAAGGTTTACCATAAAGAAGGTTTTCTTTGCCTTGGGTTTATCTAGTATCACATTAACAGAATGCTCTGGATAACCTCCTGCATTAGTTAGTTCATTCAACTGCCTAAATGGGCAAGGTATAACTGAAGGTTCTGATTGTCTTCTAAACTGTCTCTCGGTAATATCTCGAATCATATATAAGGGTTCATCCTCTTTCTTAGGTTTACTTTTCTGAAGTACCTTTTCAATCTTCCTTGAATATTCTTCGTATTGTTCGAAGTTATCCAAATCGAAAGAATCATTTAAGTTCTTCATCTCAACATAAGTAGAGAACTGATATATCTTTTCTTTTATGTAATCAGAATCCGATAGGGGTATATGATAGAGATTACTTATTAGTTTATTGATATTGGGTATATCATCCTTAGTTACCAAATCCACATAGGTTTTGGATTCTAGTAACTCTTTTAATACTTCCTTTAGAATATTCTCAGAGGGCATTCTGCCTTGCTTCTTAAAATATTTTGATATACCCTCGAAGATAAGGGAGTGTTCTATGAGAACCAGGTAATTGGATTTAATCCTTTTGAGTACTAATCCTCCTTCCTTATCTTTTAAAACAAACCTAAGTATCTCAAACTGAAACTCAGGAGAAAAACTGAACTTGATGTTGTCTTTAAATTTCTTCATATCTATATTGCAATATTATATAAACTAATAGATTTTGATAGTACCGAGATAGTTCTAAGTATGTTGACATCTATCTAGAAACTACTAATCCACTACCTTAAGCTCCCGAATATTTAATATTATTATTTTATATAAGAAAAAATACTTATATTTGCATAACGAATATTTAAAAACATGGGAAAAAGTAAAGGAAATAATGGCTCAGAGCTTCATCGATTAAAACCTATGCAAGAATATGATGAAGCTACTTTCAATAGACTTTATAAAGTCTGTAAGCCAGTGATTAGGAATCTTACCAGACAGATTGATTATAAAAGGTTTAATCTTACACCAGATATAATTCAATCTTATTTCTGGGATAAGATGTTATTTGTTTTCAACAAATACTATGGTGAATGTACTGAAGAACATCTTAAAGCAAGAATCCTTGCATCACTTAGTACATTCAAAAATAAATTGCTTCGTTCTGCATACGGAGAACAGGCAGAGTATAATCAAAGCCTCTTTAAACTCGATGACTTATTCGATAATGATAAAGAATTAGAGGATGATACCGAAGAAGAGAAAGCTAAATCAGAAATGCTTGATATGATGTATACTTATATGAAGGATAAGCTTTCTCCAGATGCCTATCTTTTGTTTGAGGTATTAATTACTCCTCCCCCTTTTATCAAGGAAAGGCTTGAAAATAGTACTCGAATAACTAATATAATGCTTATCGAATTTTTCGAAATGCCTAAGACTAATGAATCTATGAGATATATATCAGAACTTAGACAAGATATACAATATTGGGAAGACCGAGCTAAAGAAGAACTTAAGTATTAACACAAAAGAAAAGGGGCGTTTCCCAACGTCCCCCTCCCAATTAATTTTTACTACGCAAAACACAGATTGTAAACAAATGTTTACTCTTAAACAATACAAATAATACACATACACATGAGTTTTAATACTACTAAATAACTAATAACAACTTTATGATGATATCTTTTGGATATATCGTAATGTAATAGTCGGTGGCAATTTTTCAATATCCAAAGTTTCTACCGAAGTTTCTTGTAAGAAAGATTCCCCTAATAGGTTCCAGCTTACTACGATAGCACCATCTTGAATACCCTTGGTAGGAGTTCCTCTACCGAAATCTCCATTCAATCCCGTCTCCCTATTAAAGAAAGATTGAGGACGAACGTTCTCCCAGTTATTGGCATCATCTTGTTTACCTTTAGATACACCAAGAGCATGCCTATGCTTAGGAAGGTCATCACCTTTAATAGAGATTAAGAAATTACCCTTAGTTGGTGTATAGTAATCTCCAACATTCTGTAACATTACTTCATCCCCAATTTGAACACCTCCAGCTTGGTAACCAATAACTATTCTACCAGCTGCCTTAGTATATTCTGCCCAGCCCTCCGGTATTACATCGGTTTCCCAAAGAATGATAGAACCGATTGGTAAGTTAGCAGTACTCAGAGATTCAGCGAATTCTTTTCTGATAGCCTCAATCTGGCTATCAATGTATTGCTTGATATTTAACTTAGTACCAGATTCATCTATTACCGGGAATCCTGAATTTACTTGTTCTACTCTTTTCACTGATTCCCTCATCATACTCTGAGCAGCAGTAGTATAAGGGATTTCTTGAAACTTACCTTGATAGGGTACGATAGCAAAGTTCTCATTTCGTTTGGTCATTGCATCAGTACCCTTACCATATACTCCGATAAGAACAACGGAAGTTTTATTATTAGAGTAATAAGGGCAAGCACTCTCTACCATCTCTAGAAGATTGCTATAGGTCATATCGTAATTAGAATATACATCATTATTAATGATATCCGGTGTACGATTCTCTTCGGCAATCGGATAATAAATATCCAGAGACTTTTTAAACAAGGTGTAGAAGCTTTCGGAGGATTCATTCCAATAAGCTACAAAGTCTACTGGGTTATCTACAGGTTCGGAGATAGTAGTGTGTACTGCAAAGAGTAATACCTCTTCCGTTGAACCTTGGGTACCTTGGATGTTCTCAATGGTAATAGTTTGTTCATCAGATATAAATACATACCCATCCCTTGAAATACACCCAAAGTTTACATCTGGCAATTCTCCATCTTCTGAAGCCTTTGCCATATACCTTGCCATAATCCTATCCTTGATTACATTGGCATACTTACTTCCAGCAACTCCCTGAGGAGATACCACTAACTTGTTACCATTTATGGTAGCTGAGCCAAATCCACAGAATGGTCCTAAACCAGAAGGAGCAGCAATTGCCTCTGCTGCTTCCTTTGATTTAATAATACCTTCATACTTAAAGTACGTCTTCATTGTCCTTAGTATTTTTAAATTGATTTTTCTGTTCTGACATATCTTTAAATGCTTCACCTACATCCTTGAACTTGAGGGTTAACAATTTAAAGAGTATTCTCCATATACTGTACCGTTTCTTAATACCATGTATTTCACAGATGTGTCCATATATACTATCTACTTCGAAACAGTAGCATATTACCATAACCGTTATTGATACCACTATTGGGTTCATCCCATAGGGTTCCCCAATAGCTTTACCAAGTACAGCACCAAGTAGAACATAACAGATATAATCTACTATTTTGTTTAGAGTTCTTCTTCCAGCTCTAGATTTTCGAATTTCGATTTTCTGTAACCTACTTGCCGATAACCCAAACCATAAATCTGATAGGATTAGAATTATTGCAAGAATTATCATCCATCTCAAATCATACAAGATTTGTGTACACTCTCCCAATATACCCACAGTGAATGTCTTGAATAAAGACTGAGTTGTGGTCTCTGTTATTCTATCGATTGTTGAATTTATCATTGTTCTACTATTTGCCAAGATTGATTACTGTAAGTTGTAATGGTAAATGTTTTCTCTGAGAGGTCATCATGTTCCCATTCTAACTTTTGAGGACTAACGCTTAAGAGGTCTGCATCTACTACAGTGAACTTAGTTCTCTTTGAAGTATCTACGACAGATTCAAAGATATATTCACCAGCTTGTGCAGTTACAAATTCATAACCAGCACCACCTGCGTCATAAGTAGTTACTTTACCAACTTCCCTTATTCGACTATCGAAGTCAGGTTTATTAGAAGTACACTTGATTAAAGTAGATACTTGTTTAACATTCCCCTTTAATTCTGCATAAGTGGGAGTACAAGAAATCTCGATGATTGTAGGATAATCTTCCAGTATTACTTGACATCTTAATGAAGAACCATCATCTGCCACAAAGGTATAAGTCCCAGCCTTGGTAAGAACAATTTCCTCATTAAGGTTATAGGTTTCCCCGTTCTCATCACAGGTAGCAGTACCACTTACATTGACCCCATTTTTCATTTCCTCAAGATGGAACTTACAAGCAGACTTCTCATCCAGTAATTGGTATACTGCATAAGTATCATCTATCTGGTCTTCTGGTAATGCCCAGTTGGGTTCTTTCCAATGACTGTCTGTAGCATCCGAAGGTACTATCTTTAACTTGTTCTGATATACTACTGGAGAGTTATTAACTACCAGAGTAGTCTTAGCAGTAGGATAAGCTACTGACTGGAAGGTATAAGTCCCTGCCCTATTTGCAGTATATACATATCCATTCTGAGCATCAAAGGTTTCTCCAGTTTCAATTACCCTTACTCTATAATCATCACCATTACCAGAGATACGTTGTATCTTTACGGTAGTCTTGGCAGAGCCATTGAATAATGTAACTGTTGGTGGGCTAACCGTAATTCTATATACTGCAGTCTTACCAGATACTACTTCAAATATACCTACACCTTCATCTGTTTCCCTTTTATCCAGTGTACATTTAAACTTATAAGTACCATAACTATTAGCAGTAAACTTATCCCCGTTCTTAAACAACTTAGTATCACCAATTAGCTTACAGTATAGTTCACCAGTAAATGATTCTGGATAATTAGATTCAATGGTAAGAGTAGTGGTAGCATCTTTAATACTTTGCTTATCCCCAACTCTAAATTCAGAAGGTGTACATCTTACCTTATATGTAACCTCTTCTCGAGTTACGACAAAAGAAGTTTGCTTCACTGGGAACTCTACTACCTCGAATATATAGGTACCTGGTTCGGAAAACTCCCAAGTTGAACCAGAGACTTTCACTATATCCGTACCAGATAATCGTACATTACAAGTTTTCACTGTACCCTTATAAGATACATTTGCCCTTACTACTGTACTTACTTTTAGGTTAGTAGGAGTTATCTTTCCAGTAATTGGGTCGCAAGTAATAGAATATACTCGATTATAGGATTCTTGATTAACGGTGATTTGGGTTACCTTAGTAGGGTCTCCCACACTTCTAAAATAATAAGTACCTGCCCTGGGTATGTTAAAGATAGAACCACTTTCATGTTTGGTGTAACCCCAGTTTACGTTATCACTGGATATCTGGTACCTTAAGTCAGCATTTACCCAATCTGAAGTTACTGTTACCCTCACTGGTACTTCATATACTTCAGAAGTAATCAAATTGGGTTGGTCTGGATTTACTAACTCGGCTTTAATAGTATACCCATCATTTACGGTAAACCCATATTGAATATTGAAAGATACATGATAGGGTATGAACCTTTTAAAGAAAGCCTCTACAGCTTCTCTAAATTTTCTAAAAGCTGCCGAGTTCGAAGTATATCCATGACCTGTAAGTCTAAAGGTTACTGGTATACACTGAGAACAATCAAAAGTATTATCGTAAGTATACTTATCGTCATAATGGTAATACTGGTCAAAGTGCGGATTACCTTTTACCCAACCATCATAACTATCAGCCTTTGCAGGGTCAGTTACTACGCAGGTTAACCCATACAGCCTCATCATTATTTCGAAGAACTCAGAGGTACCTCTTATTTTAAAAAGAGATATCGAATACTTCAGGATGTTTCTTACTTGAGTACTGGTTAAAGTAAAGGGTCCCTCCTTTGGTATTATCCAAAGCTTAGATAACTCTTGGAGTTTAGCATCGGAGTAGAACCCATTAAAGTACTCTGCCCATTTCTGTGCATCTATAGTGTTCCCATAAGCAAAGGGCATTTCTCCGAGGAATTGCCAAAGGAAATTGAGATACATATCCGGAGCCTTATCTATATCAATAATGTCTAAGATATTCTCAATATCCTTTGTAATGTAATCTTCAAAATGCTCTCCACAAATTTCTAGAAACCTCTCTAAGATGCCTTTGCCATTTACCTTATAGGTATCTTGAGCTTTATACTCGAATGGCAAAAAGTCGATTAGATTTTTGAGGTTTATCATTATACAATTTCTTTTACGGTTAAAGTCAATTGTGAAGCGTTTTCAAATACTGGTAAATTAAAACCGGGGTCTTCATAGTCATGGTTAGGTTCTGATACCGTAATAGAATATCTGTAACCAGACTGATAGCTATTGTTCTGAATATCCAAAGAGAAGTCAAAACCATTAGCCTTATCTATTACCTGTATAGAATTACCTACAGTACCAGTAGCCATATACCCATTTGATACAGAACGTACAGTAAAAGTAGTGGATGAATTGAAGGTAATATAGTAAGTCATAGACCCTTTAGCCTTATTCAATTTAAACTGACCCAAGTTCAATTCTTTATTACCATAGATGGTAGTAGGCCAAGGTTTAATATAGAATTTAGTAAGGTGAAGGTAATCTACTGTTGATAAGTTATCTATTAAGGCATAGATATCTGATAACCTTACGCTTCCACCTATCTGAGCTTGCTCTGGAGAATAGGCATTGTATAATGCTGTAAGAATTTGAGTTTGTATCTCTGCAGTCTTATAAGACTTCTTACCGGTAACATCCATCTCTAGAATAATCTGAACCTTGCCTGCAGATTTAACCTTCAACCAAGTAGTCATAGGAGCCCTTTGAGATAATAGATTGTATACCCTATTGATTAATTCAGAAGAAGCAACAGCTCCACCATCGGGGCTAATATATACTGTAAGCTTTCTACCGCATTCATAATCGGCTTTAGCTTTGTTTACCCCATCAACCAACATGGCCAAACTTTCGAAATCCTCTTTGGTAATTGCTACTCCCAAAGTCTTTACACTCAAAGGTATATGTTCTTTGAGCATTGTAAAGTTTTCATAGTTTGAACCACCTCCGGCATCGTAAGCATTACTTACGGTAGCATCAGTAATTGAAGAAGAGATTACTGAAGGTACAGAAGTAATAGTATTACTCTTTACATTACCCTGAGTACCATTGGTTAAGTAGAATACCACATTGGTTATTTTTGCTCCTGCTGCAGGCTTCTTACCAAAGGTACCATCCCCAAACATTATATAAGGATTAAGTGCCTCATCTACTGAAACCATAAAGTGTTTGTCTGTAGGTTTGGATTTTGCAAATGTATCTACTAATACCCAAGTTTCCCCACCTATCTGCAATGACATAGAACCTTGTTCATAATACTTACCATTGGGTAGAGTACCCAGATGAATTATAACTCTATCTCCAGTAGGTATTACCATATTATTTAAAGCACTTGCAGTATACTTCTCGTGTTGAACTATAGGTACTTTACAAGTAGTTACATTTGAATACCAAGTTACGTCTCTAGCAGATAACCAGGAATTACCACTAGAATCTGTAAACAGAGTACCTTGAGGTATAGTTAATTTAGCTCCGATAGAATTACCAGTAATACTTCTGGATAAGATTACATCTACTGTAGCAGCAATTGCTGCTCGAGCATGATAATCTACCAAAGCCCCATGTTTAACTACCGAATCATACCTTCTTGCCGTAGATAGGAAAGTTTCCCTTGCCATGTTATCTACATAGTAGTGAAGTACTTCGGCAATTGCCGCAAATAATGAGAGGATGATAATTAAGATATTCCCCTCCGAATAATCCGTTATGAGTTTCTGACCTTGAGGGTCTTTGAGTCCCATAAGGGATTCAACCAGCTTGGCCTTAATCTGTTGATAAGACCTCTGGTATGGGTTAAGCCATTTATTTGTGATTCCCATATTATTGTGTATTTAATGAATTATCCGACCGGTCATAGGTGATATCGAGGTACTGACTAGAATTTGTTCCATTTACTACATAGGTTACTTCTATGTGTATTTTTGCATCAACTCTAGTAACCGTGATATTTTGGAAGGTTATCCTTTGTTCCCAAGCACCTATGGCTTGTTTTAAAAACTCTTTAATTATAAAACTTAGGGCTTGTGAGTTTGGTTCCTCAATACATTGCCATAGTTTACTACCAAAGTTTTCCTGTCGAAATCTCTGGCCTATCATGTAATATAATATCGAACTTATATTATCTCTGATAAGTTTGAAATCTCCATTTACTGGGTACCAACCTCTTTCACCCTTTTCATTAGTTGTAAGTTGGATAGGGTAAGTTACACCTATACCAACTAAGTCTGTAAAGTAATTCTTTTCCATTAGTGTATGCAGGTTTTATCTTCATAATCGTCTACAACGAATTGTGAGAAAGGTTTAATTACTTGAGTTACTGTAGGACCTGAAGAACCGGGTCCAGTAGTTACACCTGAGTGTACATGAGAATTGAACATACTGCGAAGTTGTTCTAGTTCTTGGATAGTTTGATTTAATTTTTCGGTTAATTGAAAAATATTGATTACTCCACCATTTTCTCCAGTATTAAGTATCACGGAATCACCAGAAGATATGTTTATATCTCCATCGGCATTTATTACTATTTCTTTCTCTGAACGAACATTTACAGGTCCATTGAAATGTAAATTGAGTTCTCCGTTATCATCATCTATTACTATTAAGTTTCCTTCGGGAGTAACTATCCCCATTTTATTGGGACCATCCAGAGGTTGGGGTATTTGACTCATTCCCCAACCATGGTATTCCCAGAGAGGTTTAGTTGGGTCCCCAAATTCAAAAGTAACAAATACCGTATCTCCCACTTTAGGGGCTAAGAATTTGAAACCAGAACTAATTGAACCATGTTGTCCTTTAGGATATGCCCAAGCAAATACTCCACCCATTACCTCTGGAACACATACCTTTACCCTGTTCATATGTTTCTCTACATCGTTATTATCAATAACAATGCCACGATAAACAGAGTAATACCGACCAAGACCCTCTAAGCCTTCGTCGGTTATTATCTTTGCTGTTTCGTAACTCATACCCTTATTTTTCTACATAGATTTGACTTGCAATTCGCTTATGCCTTTTAGCTATGTCTCGGTATACTCGATTAGCTATGGCCATATAATTAAACTTAACCCCATAATCTTCAGGCAATTGTATTTGTTTAACTGATATCTTACCAGGAATTAACTTACCCTTAGAGGTAACTGTATTACCTGTAGATAACACTATACCCTCTGCCAAGGCTTGGGGATTATCGGCATTTACTTCCGTATAATAAGCTTTCTTTCTAATGAACTCAGCTTGACCCTTGATATCAATTATGTCTCCCTTATCATTCAAGAAATGCTCATTGTAATATACCTTCTCATTATAAGTAAAGTTAAGATTAAGATTCTGAGAAGTACTTAGGGCTTTTTTATCTTGCCCCTTTTTAGTTTTAGCATTAGCTTTAGCATCATTAGCTACAATGTTTTGAGTAGATAAATCAGTTTTAGAAGTTACAGAACCAGACTTGGAATTATTCTTTACTAATTCCATATTAGTTATATACCCTTGACCAGCGTCCATAGAATGAGTACATTGTTTTATATACCAAAGCCCTGACCAACGTTTTCCTACGTTATCTATACGGATTATTTGAGAAGTTGCTAGCATAGGTCTACCTACTACCTGAAGTTGACATACTAACCTTTTCTCAGTTTGCTTTAAACCCCCATTGGCATTAGCATTAGCTGCCCAAGCATACTTATCGGCACCACCGTATCTACTAAATAAATTATGGTAAAGTTTATAAAGAGGTACCTTGAGATTTACCCTTTTCATATGTCTTACCTTAACCCTCTTACCATATTGACCTTGACCATAACCCTTAGTAGTATCAACTTCCATATCGGATAATACTTCAGTATAGGGGTCTTTCTTTAAAGCTTCGAAACCTCTCTCTGAAGCAGGTAATATTCCAGCTTGAAAATTGATACCAGAAGCTATACCCGCTCCTGCTTGTTTAGAGGTATAACCCTCTGGGTCATAATCTAAGGGGTCTACATACTCTTCTACCATAAATTCCATACCATCTTCATCTTCGAAAAGATACATTTCGCATTCTAATAGCTTCTTAAGATTAGCTTCTAATTCTTTACCATTCTTAGAATTTCTTAACACTTGTTTAAGGGCATTCTTCTTATCGTCAGGTAACTCATTAGCTGCTTGATTAATGGTAGCTCGTACTTCTTCGGTAGACATTTCATCGAATTTTCTTTGCTTACCTGCTTCATAAGCACCTACTGGACCAACTGCTTCATATTCCTCTACCCGCTTTTTATATTCTGCAGTTTTTTCCATGTTATACTGAAGCTGAGTGTCCCAAGCATCCATTACCTCTGTAGGAGTAGTAGGATGACTTCTATAATCTTCAAACCCATTGCCAGTAATATTAGACACCATAAGGTTATCTACCTGAGCCACAGGAGGTCTTAAAGCTAATGGAGGTTTATCCTCTGGCTCATTTATATTAGTTGATAATACCGATAAATCTTTACTATCTGGGTCTAGAGATGGAGCCAATACTGCTTTAACTCTTTTAGTTATTTTCTGAGTAGCAAAAGATACTCTAAGTACTTCCCCATTCTCTCCTTGATATGTATAAGTACATACCGGTTCTTCATGGAATTTCCGATTATGTATATAGATAATCCCATCTCTTGAATCTACATACCATGGCCCATTAGTGTACCCTTTCATCTTCTGTTCTAATTGAACTAAGACGTTCTTGCCCACCAATCCAAAGTCACTATCAATTAAAGCTTTTAAATCTTCTGGCATAGCTACTTCAGCTACTCCACTGTATTTGTTAGCATAGAGTACTTTACCAGTAGTAGTACGGGTATTCTCTGTGGGTACCTGTAGTGACTCGTATACTTTATTACTTATTATCTGTTGTTCCATTACTGAAATATTTCTATGATTACACCAGTGGCATTCCCACAGCCATTGTCTAAATAGGTAGATAATTTATAGCCTTCCATATCCGAATGGATATAAGCAGGTTGATATCTTAAATCTCCCGAAGAATCAATGCACTTAATAGTTACATGAGTACCTGTAGAATCAAATATGGCTTCGAATTCCCTTACCTTAATTATTTTTATGGGCCCAGATATAAATTGACCATCTGGGTATATATATCCCCACTGAAGACAAATATTTTGGTTCTCTTGAATCTCAGCAATGTCTACAGTATCGGGATTACCCGTATCGAAAGTAATAGTAGCCAAGTTTTCTTTCTCTTCATCGTATCTATAACTCCAGGTACTTATATACGCTCCAAGGGGTATACCTGTAATAGGATTCATTATAGGCATACCTCCAAAATTGAAAAGGGCCAAATATGGTTGGCCCATTCCATTATACAATATAGGTTTCTGTTTAGCTGCCATAAGTCGGTATTCTTATTAGGGTTCCCATTTCTAATTCCTTAAAAGGATTCAGTATCTTATTAGCTTCAGCTATAATGTACCACTTACCAGAATCACCATAATACCTGAAAGCAATGTTTTGCAGAGTTTCCCCATCTTTAACGGTATGTTGAATATCGTTAGAGGATTCCGGTACTACTGGAGGTTTAGCTTCTAAGGAATAATCCCCATCGTTGTATTTCAGAGCATAGGCATTATTATATGGGCTAGCTCCCTTTATATATTGGTTAACATCAATCATATTTAATACCTCCTGTCTTTTTAAGTGAATCGGAATTTATAAAATCTCCATAGGATAAGTTATATGCACTTACTCTCTTGAAAATCAATTCTTGAGTTGCTGCTGCAGGCAATAACCTACCATTACCAAAAGTAGCTGGCTTTCCGGGTATCCTTATTCGATAACCGTTCTGAAAGTTCTTCAGAGTATAAGTTGCTGAGGTAAGGATATAATTGTGGTTATCGAATATACCAGAATCCCCCCACTCAATCTTAACAATCGGGGGAGCAGCCTGGTAGCCATTAGATTTAGACCATGCCTCTAATAACCTACATTTATTGATTACCTCTTCTGGATTTTCTGGGTCATTACAGTACCAAGACACATTGAATTGAATAATGTCTTCAGCTCCAGTAAAGTGATACATTGGTACATTGCGACCCATTGATTTAATGGTGGCCCATGTGGTTTCTCCTCTAAAATCTATTTCTGGAGGTCTATTCTGTAAGGTAATGTATTGAGTGGGGTTAACAGTCATGTTATATATCCTTACTTCATTCTGATATATAACCTCTGCTTTAGCCTCGAAGTTTCTGTAATTAGTAGTATTCTTATTCCCCTTTGCTGGGTCTACTCCTTCACCTTCTTCTAACCTTGGGAATTGTAATTCCATTCTCCATTTAGCCTGGAGTTGTTTATTTAGAATAGGGTTCTTAGACGATATTTGAGCTTCTCCGATTACCCCATTTGGGTTATAGAGTTTACCCTTTTGAGAATCATCTTTCGGGAGAGGTGAAGTAACTCGGTTAAGTAATATCCGAGCTCTCCATAGTTTATTTAATGGACCAGTAAGAACACCTGCCGTATCTCTTGTAAGGTCATTGTATTTTTCAACAACCTTACCTGCTGCTTTATTTAATACTATAGCCATAGTGTTTTAGTTTTATATTCCCATTACAAATGCAGCTCCAGTAAAATCTTGTTGAGAACCTGGAGCATAATCTCCAACTGCTTGACCATCTACTGAGATATTGATACGAGAATCTCTCATACCTTCTTTAATAGCTAACCTAACAGCATTAATAAATCTCTCTTCATTCTGAGCTCTAATGGTAGTTGGGTCTTCTTTCTCTTTATTCTGAGCTTCAGTATTCCTATCTACTGAATTACTAAGGTAACTAATACCCTCAATTAATAAAGGAAGACCTACAGTAATTGCTAATCCCCAGGGTCCACCGAGTAATCCCATAAGTCTACCACCTATAGAGGTTAAACCTTTTATAGCACCTTGCCTAGCCACTTGACTACCAACTTGGGCACCTGCTCCAGCTAAAGCCCCTCCAGCTAAATTACCCGCCATAGTAGTTGCTAATGGTACTCCAGGATTTGGTGTCTTAACATATCTTCCGGTTTTAGTGTTATAAAATCTACCAGCAGAATTCATACCAATACCGCTTGACATCATCTGCAATTGAACCATAGTCCTCATGAGATTTACCATACTTATCATATGAGCTTCCATAATAGCAAATTGGGTGTTCGTCTTAATGGCTGCTGCAGACATACCCTCAGTAGAAGCAGTGGCAATAGTTTGTAAATATCCAACCGACCTTATAATACCTCTCACAGTATTAAACCCTGCAACGATGGTACCAACTACTACTGCAGTAGCTCCTACCCTAAGACCAAAACCTCCAACCCAAGTTTCTGAGATAGAATTAATTACATTGATTATAGAGTTACCCACATTTAGTACTGGGGTAAAGATTCTACCCAAAGCCGCACCTGCCGTAACGGTTAAGTTCTCTATACTTGATTCGAATTGGTCGATTACACCTGCATCGGTTTTAAGACGTTCTTCATTGATTCGATTTACTGCTCCCATGTTTTGGTCATAGGTAGCAAGTATCTTACCCATCTTATCTCTACCAGAAGCAATATCCCTAAGTACGGGGAGCATACCACGATTACCACGAACTCCAAAGATATTGAAGAAAGTTGGTGTTTCTATCCGTGAAGGTAAATTCACTGCCGCCTTAGCAAACTTCTGATAGATAGTGTAAAGATCTATAAGGTTACCTTGAGCATCGAAGAATTCATCTGGACTTAAGCCCAGGTCTGCTAAAGCGTTATAGCCTTTCTTTTTTTGATTAACAAGAGAGAGCTGTAAGTAACGAATCATATTGGCCAGTGAGGTACCTGCCATAGAACCCTGTATACCCATATCACCCAATACACCAATAGCAGCAGCCGTTTGCCGAAGGTCTACTCCAGCAGTTGCCATATCTGCTCCTGCATAAGATATGGACTGGGCTAAGTCTGTCAAAGATATATTTGCATTAGTAACTGCAGTATATAGGTCATCGGTTACTCTAGCGGCTTCCCCCATTGGGATTTGGTACATTGACATGATATTAGTTATCAAGTCAGCTACACCACCTTTCTGTCCCACTGGCATAGTAAAGATTGAAGCCAGCTTAGATGCTGGCCCAATCATTTCTTTAATAGCATCGAATTTATTACCTGCCATAGCCAGGTATCTTTGTCCTGATGCAACATCCGAAGCAGTAAGAGGAGTTATCTCATTGACGTCTTTTGCCAATTGTAACATCTCTCTTTGTTCTGCAATGGTAGCACCAGCAATTTTCGAAGCAGTCCAAACTTCATTCTGAACACCCGCAGAGTATTTATAGGCCCTTGCCATTCCCCCTACGAGCTGCATTCCGAAGTCCATTGTATTAGAAGCTGACATCTGTATACCTCTATTCCAGGTATTCATATCATTCATCATTGTTCTGAATGACCCAGATATCTTGCCAGCCTCTTGAGAGAATCGGTCTTTTAAAACCATGGCAACACCGACCTCTACTATACTCCTACTGGTATTCATAATTTATTTTCTTTTCTTTAGTTGTTTATAATATTGTTCGGCCATTTCCTTAAATATTTTCCTGATTCTATACGGAAGACGTAAAAAGCCGAAATAGTCTAAGGCTATCTCGGCTCTGGTGATATAAACAAAATCACTCTCTAACATTACTCTTCCGTCAGGTAGAAAAAATTGGGTGCCCAAACTATAGGATAAGTTCTTTCTTCTCCAGTTAAGGGATTAGTAATATGGGACTCTCCCTTAAAGATAGGGTCAATAGAGATTATATACTTTCTCATCTCAGCCATATCTTTTGCTGTAAATGGAGTAAAGTTTTCTACCTTCTCCCAATTACCGTCTACTTCTAAGTAAAGATTCCGACAAAGTAAGGGGGCATTCTTAGTTTGTTTATCCAAGGGTAACTTCATGAACTCCTGTTCTCCCTTACCAGTCATACAATCAAATTTGATTTTCTTGCCCGATGAAAGAAGATATTCATGACCGGTTAATTGAATACCCTTTGGATAATAAGGGATGGCATCTGGTTTTTCATCAAATACCCTATTATCAGTGGGTACTTCTGAATAATCGAAAAGGAACTCATGAAGGTCTTGGCCATAAGTAACTTTACCACCGTTCTCTTTACCCCAGTCATATTCAAATTCTACTTCCTCTCCCAATGAGAATATACGAGAATTGAAAATAATTGCATAGCGGTCATTGACTGGTAGATTGAGAGCATCATCAACGGTTAGCTTACCGTTAGGAGTGGCATTAGTTCTAATTACGATTGCTGCAATGAACTTGGTAAGGTTCATTAAAGTTTTCATGTCTGAAAGGTTACTGAGAATGTCTTCATCAGCTCCATTCTGTTCTCTAATTTCATATTCGAAACCAGAGGGTCCGGTAAATCTAAATGTTCTAAATTCCATAACTTTGATATATTTAATGTTTACAAATGTTCATAGTACTCCGTATAACAACAAGAAAGGGGTGAGCTCCTATCACAGGAATCCCACCCCTCCACCGAATCTTAGTGAAAATAGACTAAGGAATTAGTATTTGTCTGCAGTACCCACCGAGAACTCTATGGACTCTATGGTATTCTCTGAAGCCATTCTGTCCAAGTCTAAGCCGGTAATCTTACATGGCCATACCTCTTCGAAGACGTGGGTATTAAGAACCGAAACTCCATCTTCGGCAAGTTCGTTTACAATAGCCGTTTCCCAATATTGGCTTGGTACTAAGCCACCACCAACTATATGGTCCTGGCAAGAGTATAGCCAATCATGAAGCCAGGTATCTGAACCTGCAGTAGTCATAAGTTTCTCTACGATAAGATTACCTATAGTAACCCTACCAGCAGTTTTAACATCTCTATTGACATCCCCATGGGCCACCTGGTCAATCTCAATATCAGGCAAAGTACAACTTTGGAATAGATAAGTATTGATAGGGTGTTTGGGGAACATGATACTCCACAGGAATTTCTTCCGTGGATTTTTTACTTTTGCTCCCATCGTTATATGTTTTATAGGTTATTACTTGTTTCTACGACTGATACAGCCTTAGAAGCTGCATCAATTACAATCTCCATAGTTACCTCTTGCATAGGAACTACATCCTTATACTTAAGGATAGCACGGTACTTACCTTGACGGGCATCTGATTCGTTATTTACGGAAAGATCATCCCAAGAAGTTGCATCCTGGTCACCCATCCAAGTATATTCTGTCATGGCATCTTCGTCTACCAAAGAATCTAACGTAGGTTTAACTTCCAACCAAATTCTTTTCCAAGTACTCCAAACATTGGGCTCTTCCAGGTATTTGTTAAGTACGGGACGAAGGAACTTCTTCAAATACAAATTCAATCTTACGATTGAAAGGAATCTTTCTGAATCCTGTTTTACCTGAGAAGAGAAGCAATGCCATAGCATGGTTTGTTTACCTGCATCGGGAGTATCTTTGATTACCATCTCATTGATATAATTCTGAGCAAGTGTGTTCAGTTCATTATATCGAGAAGGAGAACCATAATTTGGACATACGGGCCCAACGGCATCTCCAATAACTCCCCGGTTCATACCAGCAAAGGATTTCCAAGGACCATATTGAGTAGCAGAAGCATCTCCCAAACCTGCAATGGTACCCACTACATCGGAATCCTGAAGGTTACCGTTTTCGTTGTAGTACTTAAGGCCACCACCAAAATAAGCAATGTACTTAGAGTTACCTACAGTACCGAGGCAAGTCTGTACCCAAGTAACCTGAGCTTTGTAATCTCTGGGTTGTGTACCTTGAGTATAATGGGTCAAGTGTTTTGGAACTTCGATATACAGTACCCATTCCATCAACTCTTTTGCCATATCTGCAGCAGCCTTATATACCTTGAGTACATCAGCATCAGCAGTAAGGTGTTGAGAAATATGAGAAATGAGTAACTGATAGAAATCCGTATAATCCCTTACCAAGTCCAGAGAAGCAATCCACTCATCAGCAGTGGGTGTAGTTCCAGCACTACCTACAGTACCGGTAAACATCTTCTCTGTATCAGTAGGAGCAGCCCCACCTACGGTAACCGTAACCGCATTTTTGGTACCATCTACACTCTCGGTTAACCATTTGATTAGGTTCTCGAAAGATGAACCTGCTACAACTACCGGTTTGATATACTCTGAGTTCTTAGCAAAAGCACTAAGAGCAAGGTAATCTACCGAAGTATTATTGTTATCATCGGCAGTTTTATAAGTTACTACCGGACCTTGTTCAAGTACCTGGCCATTGCCCGAATAGATTCTATAATACAAAGTATTAGATTGTTTATAGAAACCTACCTGGAAGGTATCAGTACTACCGATGGGGTCTCCATAACCTTTGGTTACCAATCCCAAACTATAGGTAGTTCCACCAGAAGCAATAGTAATAATTGCAGCCGGTGTAGCAGGTTCTGGAGTAGCAGAAGCAGGTACTATACCTTCCTCTTCGGATTTAGCAACTGTTTTAGCTTTACCTGCAGTTGCAGCTACTGTACCTTGAGTAGCTCCCTTACCAAGCACTCGAATAACACGAAGCTTAGAACCACCTTGCAAAGCCTTTTCGATATTTGATACAGAACCATCGGGTACAATTTCAGAACCATAGATTCTTTGGAACTGAGAGAATGTAGAGATGATTTCTGAAGGATCATCGTATGGACCTTTAGTAGTTCTAGCCAATACACAAGAAACTCCTAACATGGGAGTAGTTTGAAGAACATTGTTGTTCTTAAACTTAAAATCAACATGAGGTGAAGTTGGCATAATTCTATTGTGATTAAAGTTAATTACTCGTTTAATTTATACCCTAGAGTATTGTACCTATACCTTAGGTACTTTTAACTCTAGCATCTCATTTTCGTTTTGTTCTAACAATCCAATAAGAACCGATATATCCTTGATAGGTGTAAGTATACCTTCTTCCAGGGGTTTTTCTGGAAGAATACCATCTTTACATATGTAAGTATATACCTTTTCAAGTATTCCATGTTCTACATCTGGATGATCATAATAATTACCAATTTCAATGAATAGGTTTCCGGTTGATGCAAGCCTGCCCTTTTCCCATTCCTCTAAATCATTGAAGTATGGTCTCACGTATCCTCTAGCAGGTAAGCCAGTATATAAGATTGTATGTAGCAATCTCATATCTGCTTGTGTTTGAGAAACTAGATGTACATCTATGGTAATATCCTTAGTTTCATAAGGAAACTCTGAAGCTTGGTAATTACCATCCTCAAGTTTATCACCAATGATGTATTTATTCACACCAATATCTCCCGCATAATAACCCTGTAATTCTATGGTTATCCTTGGGAGAGTTTTAGGGCCTTTCACTTGATTATTCCCGATACCAAATAGAGGTATAAACTTCTTCATATTCTTAATTGCCTCTTGAAATCTTTTTTCGTTTTCTTGAGACAAAGGTAAGAAGTCTTCTGGATTCAAAGTTAGACCCATTTCTAACATTGTACTTAGTAAAGAGATATAAAAAGTTCTCTCTACTATCTCTTCTGAATTTACCATTAATTTCCTAATCTAATTTTTAGTTGAACTTCAGGGTAGCCAGTATCATTTATAACTCCATTATATACTACAACCACACCACCAAGCCCTGATATACGGGTTTCAAGATGGCCAGTACAATTTAATTCACTAACCCAAGTAGTACTTATATTAGAGGGGTAATCGGTAAGCCATACTTTAAATGGTATAGGGTCCGTCCCTGGAGAAGGAATAGTACCCTCTATGGTTTTACTAATGTCTGTTATCTTAAACTGTTTTATAAACTTAGCCACTTCATAACCATTGATATGGTAGTATTGGTATCCCTTTACACCCCTAATAGAAGCAGTATTACTACCTTGCCCAATATTTGGAAATGGTATATTAGGAGTTGGTTCAAAACCATACTCAGTAGTTCTTTTACCAGGAGATTGTTTTATAGTTATATCTTTCGTACCGGCCTGAGATACTATTCGTATAACACCGCTTCTTTCCTTCGGATTATAAGTGCTTGCCTCATACTCGTTGTTATAAGAGAGCGTCTTAACTGTTAATTTTCCAGCATTATTACCTTCCCCAATCTCTTTGGTTATATTTAACCAATCCAAGGAATTTTCAACAGTCCAATCTAAGGCTCTATATTCTTCTTGAGGTTCACCACCAATATATTTTTGTTCATAACTATAAACTAATATTTCCCAAATCTCAAGCCTTTTGGTACCATCAAAAGTATAACTATCACTGTCAGGTGAAATAGTAAGAAAGGGCTTCCAAGTTTCTACTACTTGGGGTTTTCCCTTTTGTGTAAAAGTAACTTCCCTTTCTACTCCCTGAACTATCACTTTTATTACTTGTTCTTTATTAGATTCTGATTCATTAGCTGCTTTAGGCTTCACTCTAATAGTAGCAGGACCAGTCCCTGATAAAGAAGATATTTCAAAATCCGACATATTATTTTACTTTCCTTAATTCATTTCTAACCGCATTACGTATCTCCTTTTGTAAAGCTGCTTTTCCACCAGCAGCTTTATAAGCAGGACCCCATAGAGGACGAGGTGGTAAATTACCATCCCTGCTACCATATTCTAACATGATAGCTATCTGGTTCAAGGTTTTTCTAGAAGTCTTACCAGTATAAGTAATCTTCTTGATTCCAATTGGTAATCCAACAAAAGTCCGTTTTTTACCCTTTACTAAAGTAACTGATCTAGCATACTGACCAGTAAGGTGTAACATAGTGTGATCCCCATACTTTTTAATGGTTCCTGGAGCATGGGGTGGCCATGATACTCCTGAACCTCTTGGTGGAACACCCGTATTCAAACTTCGTCTTACTATACGAAGAAGTTGATTACCAAACTTTTCTGTACCTTTCTCATAGCCTTTGGTTAAGATACTTGGAGTTTTGGCAATCAACCTTTCTGCACGAGCTTGTTCTCGTTTATCTACGTATATTTCTAGAGGACCAATTGGAGTCGATAGTGTAATATTAACCGACTTACTTGGCATAATTCTTATTATTGTTTAGGTTTATCTAATCCCAATTCTTGAGCAATCCTTAATAAAAGGGTTTCTTGGTTAGTTAACCTCTCATTCATGGATAACTTAAATTCTTCGAAATCTGGAGCAGGATTACGAGGTGATTCTGAACGATTATTAATTAAACCAAGAATATTATCGCATTCAGAAACAACGGCCTCAAATTTGGCTTTGTTATTTAAAATATTTAAAGCATTCTGTTTCTGCATTGATACCTCATTAATGATATTATCGAGATTGGTCGTATAATAGGTACCATTATAAATACCTTCATTTACATTAGTTGGTAAATAAATGGTAATTTGAGATATTGAATCTTGTATCACTAATTCGATACTGTTAACAAAACCTTCTTTACCATTTGAGGCCATTGGTTTACTTTCGCCAACTTTTAAAACTCTTGCTTGGTCAAAGATTGGATAACCAGACCGACGATCTTTCTCTAAGGTGAAAATCATATCACCCTTTTGTACTTTCTGAAAAATCAATTCTTCCATAATCATTTTCTATTTATTAAGTTTAAACCGAATGATACTGCACCTGGATTCTTCTGCATGAAGTCTACCAGTTTTAGAAATTGATAGTATCCAAATTGATTAATGAGTACCTGAGCTTTGTTTGCTACTTCTTGAGCAACCTCTATATTTGGAGCAGGTAATGCTAGTTGTATCTTAAATTCGGTGAGTTGTTCTTGTTGTTCCATAATTCCTTAGTTAATGTGTTAAAACGAAAAAAGGAGTACACCTAAAATAGATGCACTCCTTTTTAGTCATCCCGGCAAATTAAAAATTACCGAGCCGGTGTAGTTGTACCTTTTAAGGCAGCCACAACTTGATTGATAATGTTCTGGTCTCTCTGAGCATCTACTACTCGATTAAGGCGGGCAATCTCCTGGTCTTTTGCAGTATTCTCGATGAGACACTTGATTTCCTGTTGACCGTTCTTGATGTCGCAGCAGCAACGCTCCAACTGAAGAGCCAATTCGGATTTTACTTCTTTAATTAAGCCTTTAGTTTCGCAGCAGCATTGCTGTTGTTCATGTTCCATATGGCAAAGACGGTCCATAACACGATTGAAGCCTGCTCCCATTTGGTCACGAGAATCCCGGATATCGGAATTGGTTTTGTATCCCAAATCACAAAGTCCTCTTTCCGTTGTGAAACGATTGTTAAGGATTTCTCTACCAACACCGGCAACATCTTTTGCTACCCCACTGATTTCTTGAGTAACTCCACGAGCAGCATCAGAGATATCTTTGTAGATACCTGCCTTTGCTTCTTGAACCGTAGATTCTACTTTCTGAATATCAGCTTTGGTATCATTGATTTTGTCCCATACGGAAACTGCAGCAGCACCAAAGCCACCACCTACCAATGCACCCCCGACGGCTCCCCAACCGGAGCCCCAGCCAGAATTACGATTACCACAGCAACAACCATCGTTACAGCCTCTGTCCGCGATTACAACGCCATCGCCGGCACCTTTTACTTCTACTCCCATAATTGTAAGGTTTTAAAAAGATTAATACTTAGGTTAATTATACATTAAATACAGAATAGTGTTGTATTTTTATTACCCCAAATTAAATACGTATTCATAAGTAATTGTTGCAGCATTCTGAGTTATGTTGACTGTAAGCTCCCAACCGTCATCATTGTTTTCTGCTTGCCTTAATTTAATGGTACCTGACCTTGTTGATTCTACGGTATTCTCTGTTAAGGTTAAGGTTAACCCATAGTTTCCATTATCACTTGATAACGTTGTAATTGCTACATTTGTAACCCAACTTGGTTTTGAGGTTACAGTTAAAGCTAATGGGTATCTTGTACTTATTTCAGAACCGTTTATTACCTTAGTCTTAAAAGAATAAGCTACATCAACTGTAAAATTATTACCTCCCAAAGCTGATAATCCGGTTCTGGAAGTAGTTCTAGAACCAGTAGGGGAAGTAAATGCCAAGTAGTAATTATAACTTACACTAGCTCCACCTTGGGTAATATCCACATAATCAGAAGCCCCATCATAGTTAGCAAAGACTCTAACGGTTCTAGAACTGGTACTACTGTTTGAAGAAGCAGTAAGGGTAGTCCCAGATAATGTAAAACCCGAAATACCATTGGTACTTAAGGATGGGTCAGCAGTATCATAGCCATCCCTTACTGTGTAACCAGAAGTATAATTTGAATATCGATCTCTACTTGCACTTGGATATAAAGTTACACTTCCTCCAGTATTAGAAATAGTGTATGAACTAGCAGTTAGAGTTACAGACCATGAACCATAAGAATAGCTCAACCATTTATTTGCCTCTTGATATACAGGTATACTTACAGATTTAGTTTTACCATTGAGTGATAAAGTACCAGTAAGTGTACCTACTTGGGTCCTAGATTTTACGGTATCTTCCAGATTACTTGCACTAACTGCAGTACCATAACTAATACTAGCACCACTTGTAATCGTACCTCCTCCCGTTGTAGAACCATTCCATCCCCAGGTCTGGGAATAAGTTGGCAAAGTAGTAAATGAACTTCTTGTACCTCCACTTGCAGGTATATCTGTTACAGCTCCACCACTTGCAGTAATTTCACTATAAGTCTTATAACCTGCAGATTGAGAACAAGATATGGTTACTTTCTTATTGGTTTCTGCTTGGGTTAAAGTTACGGTACCACTACGAGTACTGGTAGAAGTATTATTACCCATAGTTACTGAAGTACCGGTACCGGATATACTTCCTCCATTAGCTCTAGTATAAGTTAAAGAAATTTGGTTACCATAATTATGGCCATTTCTTAATTCTTGCTTGTATGAAGTTACCGTGAAAGTTTTAGTACCTCCAGTTGCCCCAAAAGACATAGAAGTGGGGTTTACACTAAACCCATAACTCCAAGATTGAGAGGCTGCTGCTTGAGTGAAGGTAGCAGAAACGGTTTTACCAGATTCATCTTGAGTATAAGTTCTAGTATGAGCTCTTGAGGATAGAGCTAAATTTTCGGTAGCAATAAACCCCATAGTATCAGTAGACCCCTTTAACCAATCTGGTAAAGTTGTTCCGGTATGACCCACTGTTACCGAAGAGCCTTGAGCTACCCCATCCCAATACTTTTGTTTAGTTGAAGTTAAACCTATTCTAGCAGGGGTTGATTCTCCACCTATGGCAGGAAAAGTAAAGGAAGTATTTATAGCTGTAAATGTATACTTATAAGTTACCTTATGAATATCTTCGAGTTTGACACATTCGTTGTTTCCATAGGAACTGGCATTGGATAGTTCCAACCCCACATAATTTTCCCCTGTTCCTGTAGGGGAGAGTGCTAACAATTCAGCCTTGGTAGGGCAGTCATTTCCTGTCTTACCAAGGCCTACTTTAGTTTTGACAGCACTCCAGGTTGCTATCTCTCCCATGATTATTTATTTTTAAGTTCTTGAATCTCAGCCTTCAAAGCCTTAATCTCATCGTAAAGAAGTTTAACACCCTCGATTGCCAAAGTTGACATCTTGTGATATTTAACTTGTTTTACGAGTACATACTCTTCTCCGTTGATTTCTAAGGTTTCGAATTCTTCTGGATTGGGTACCGTAGATTTCTCTACTGGAACTTCTTCCACATATTTACCAAAGCCTAAGCCCTCGAGGTTCTGAGCAATAGTTCCCTCGTCCTCTTTACCAAGCATTTCGAATGACTTGGTTGGTATCTGGCAAATCTGTTCCAGAGTATGATTCAAATCCTTAATGTTAGATTTGAGTCGAACATCTGAAGATTCTTTGAAGAAACCAGAAGGAGCCGTGGTCTTAGCAAATACTACCTGGTCGGTAGTTGCCAATCCCAATTGAGCTCTAGTTACTGTATGAGGATTATCCTTTCTACCTGCATGGTTATTGATAGAGGTTTGAGCAGCAGTACCTGCAGCCTTAGCATCGGCAATAGCAGCAGCCTGAGCAGTAGATACTGGCTTATTAGCATCGGAAGTATTATTAACATTACCCAATCCAACCTGAGTTTTAGTAACTGCATGAGGATTAGATTTATTGGCAATATGGTTATTTACCTTAGTTTCCAATGCAGTTACATCTGAACCTGTATCGGAGATTTGATTATCAATATAGGTTTTTAATTCTGTACGAAGAGCATTGATAGCATTAGTTCTATCGGTAATCTCATTTGCCAGGCCTTGTACTGTATTATCAAGGTTAGTCTTATCAGTAGCAGTCATTACACCAGCAGCAGTTTTGGTTGCT